CAAGAATCCTTCTTTCGTAATAGAGGCAGTTAGCCGCGGACGGGGACGTCCTTCCCTTTAGTCATGGTGAAGTCCGAAACACTACTGGTGAAGTCATCAACAACCGTTTCGCCGCCAACTATCTTTGTGTGTTGCGTGTCCAACATTTTAAATGTTCCTTCTACTTTTCCGCTCCATAGGGTCTTAACTTTTTCGCCGGCTTCTGCAGAAGCATCTGCCATTTCGGGATCTAGTTCTCTCATCTCGGTTGCCATCTCAATAGCAGCTTCAATCTTTTCAGCGACCATGGGATGGAAGTCGGCTAACTTAAGGTGAAGCTTCTCGTCGCCTTTGCTTATCATATCATGTAGATCCATCGAGAGTCCTTGGATAGCATCAACCGTAACGTTGGCTTCATTGAATTTTTCATCAATTAAAAGATAATCTACCATCTTTACTAGCTCATCGTTCTGCGTTACCTCCTCTTGATAGCTTACAAACAACTCTTCTTCAATTCCAGCTTCGCCACCAAGGTTTCCGTATAAATCGCGTGTCAAAAGATCCACTGCGGATGCTAAAATATTCTTTTCTATAACTTCACCATTACACTGGAACTCACAAATCATTGCCGCTTGAGCTTGAGAGGCATCTATGTCTCCACTTGCTAGTGCCTGAATGGCTTCGCCGGCTTGGTCCGTAAGAACCTCAAGAGTTCCGCTGTAGGCAGCAACAAAGATCAGGATGGCACCCAAGACCCAGAGTCCGGGCCCAATATAAGGTGCTATCTTGCGGGCGCCCTTTGCGGCAGTGCCTATCAGCTTCATCGCGCCGAGATATAATTTCATCCCAAAAGTATCAAGCATGCTCGCGAGAATCTTAATAATGCGATTTATTGCATTTATTACAAACTTAAAACCTTTGGTGATTGCAGCGCTTTTAAGCTTAGCCCACTTTTCTTTGCCCCACTTTTTAACAGCTTCGAGGTCCATCCCTTCTTCTAAGAAAAGAGTTTCTTCAATAAGGCCCCACTCATGCTCGGATGCTTCGTTTAAAATGTTAAAGAACTGCTCTTCGGTGAGCACTCCTTGGCGAGCCTCCTCACACAAAACATCAAAGTTCTTTTCTCCAACTACTTGTTGGTTTTCAATTAACAGCACATTGTCATCAATAAGCGCGGCAGCTTCCTCGTTTTCTTTGAGGTACCGGCGCCAGTTCTCCATCAATAGTTTCATGTCAGACATTAATATCGGTTCCTTAATGGATAGTAATAATAGCCCGGGCGCATGGAGCCCTTGTCGGCAGATTGTGGCACCTCTCCGTATTCTGTTGACTCGCGGTCGTCGGGATGAGTATACATATCTTCAAGCTCTTTCTCGTACTGATCAGCAATGTGTTCATGCTGGGCCTCTATTTCAATGTATTCTGATATAACAAAAACTGCTGCCTGAAGCGGATTGACTTGGGTGTTCTCGAAAACTTCGCCCTCTAAGGAACGAAAGATATTGCCCCCTTGGATGCTGCTACGGTCAAGGATTCCTCGATCGGCAAGAAGTTCTAGTAATCTGTTCTGATATTCATACACATCTTCGGTGGCATTGCTTTTGGGGAAGGTGCTAATTTTCATTTTACCCGGCATCACCACGATATCAATTTTTTGATGGTCCATTATAAGAAGCGAGCCGTCTAATGCTTTGCGGGCATATAACTCGACAGTCGCCTGTGGTCCACCAATCTTGATTTTAATCATTGACCAAAACCTCTTTAGCAAGTTCTTGTGTTTTTAACACCTTGTTGAGGTCTTCATCGGAAAAATCCCTTCTACGAAATTCTTCTAGGTATTCTAACACGTTCTTAAGTCTCTCCTCTAAGAGAGGTGTGTGGGATACTCCTGCAGCCTGTGCAATCTGCTCTTTCAGGCGCGCGAGTTCTTCATTAAGATAGGCGCGCAATTCAAGGCCCTCATCTGCAAAACTTGTAATATAACGATTTAGAAGCTCCTTTTGCTCTTGAAGAAGGTCATCATATTTGTTATTAAACTTTTTTATAAATGAATTATAAGTTAAATTATCTAGAGGTTCCATGTGAAATGATTCGGTGATTGACTTTTTAGAACTCATACCATCAACAATAGACTGTTCAAATAAAACTTTTTTCTTTACAGGGGTGCCGTTGCTAAAAACAGCATTCACTGACGCCAAGCTTTTAAAGTTAGGAACAAAGTTAGCCCACACCTTTTTCCCCAATGTCTTATTAATAGTGGAGATAATATCTGATTGCGCAGTAAAAATAGTCGTCGCGTCGAGGCGTCTATAGGAAGCTTTTGTTTCATGAAGGAGTCTTTCTGCCACAGCCTCATGAAGTCGTTTTGTTTCTAGGAGAACCCTATAAAGATGTAGCTCTTCAGCTAATATATTTCCTTTATTAAAAAACTGTTTAATCACCGACACTATCTTTTCTTTTCGTGCAGAGTCTTTCTTAATAATAGCTTGGGTAAGCTCATAAGCAAGAGTTTCGTAAATAAAAGCTGTATTTCTTTTTTTATTATGCTTCATCTTCGTCTACCTCCCGTGATTTCCTTTCCATTTGTTCAACCAAGCGCCTTACTTTTGTTGTGTTTTCAAATAAAGTGGTTTCATCTTTATTATAAATAGATTCCTTATATTGTTTCGTGCCAAACGTTACATCTAGAATCTTACCAGGGGGTGTCTTTGCGCGGCCGCGGCCTGACGGGATTTCAGGCATCGCCGTATTGGCGATGTTGCGTCGCATTCCTCCGAGATCTCGATTATCTACAGTAACAGGAGTGTATGTCCCATGATCATATACTCTTTCTCCTTCTTCGCTTAGGTGACCATCTTCACGACGGCCGGGGGTTGTCAAAAGAGCCGATTCGTCTTCACCCCCGAGGTCTTCACCCCCGAGGTCTTCACCCCCGAGGTCTTCACCCCCAAGATCACCCCCGAGGTCTCCACCGCCGAGATCGCCTAGGCCTCCGCCGGCTTCATCGGCTGCAGCCTCTTCTGCAAGGCCCTCAAGCTCCTGCTGATACTTGCGATCATAATATGTCTCGCGCTGGTTGCGCAAGAATTCCGAATCTGAAAGACCGAGGATATTAGATGCAACCCAGCGCTTGCTAAAAGTTCCTTCTGGGACTGCTGTTGCGGTTTCAAACTTTGTTCTCATATATTCAAGTTGCTGTAGCTCTGCTAATCTGGATGGATTATTAAGAGTTATTTTAAACGAGAGGAGATCCTCTCCTCGATATCCTAGAGTATAGAGATGAACTATCGCCATCTTTTCTAGTTCGGAAACCACCGATCTTTGAAGACGATGAATGGTCCGAGCAAAACGAATGTCCTTTTGAGCTAAAGTGGTTTTATCTTCGTCACCGCCTTCTAAATTAGTAAGATACGCCTGTGGGATTTTGATGGCGGCAAAAAGCTTATCGCGTAAGTATTTAACATCATCAATATCATTGAGACTAGATGCACCCTGAAGAGAGGTAATATCAGACCCCACCCCACCACGAATAGGAATAAAATAATCCTCTTCCAAAGATAGAGGGTTATACCGAAGATCTACGCGCCCGGTTGATGCATCAATTAGTTGATTGCGCTTCATCTCGGTCTTTACTTTTTCCATATACTGAGGGATATCTTGCGGAGGAATATTGCCAACATCAATTTTAAAGATGCGACGCTCCGGAGCGCGGACTACTCGATAGGCAATCATCGCGTCCTCTAAAAGAACAAGCTGACGCCAAATGCGGCGAGCGGGATCGAAAATAGATGTTCCATAAGGCGAATAACGATCGTTGCCCAAAATACGGAAGTGTGCAACTTGCCAGTTCTCGAAAGTCATGCCTGCTCCATTCCACTGATATTGGACGTAGTTGGGATTGGTGGCATCCTGGCCCTCTAGTCTCTCGACTTCATTGTTGGGCATTCCAATCACCGAGGTAATCCCAAGATTTTCATCAATGTCTAAATAAAGAAAGAAATCCCCGTACTTACACATAGACCGTGTCCAGCCAAATGCATTAAATTCAATATTAAGAACGTCATAAAAAAGAGCCTCAATAATAGTCTTAATCTCATGATTCTTACAATCGATATTCAAAAGGCGATCATACTCATTTGAAGTTGTCATTTCATCGGCATATATATCTAATGCAGACGCAAGCTCCGGCATATACTCCATCTGTTCAAAATCAGTATAGCGCTCGGCGCGGTTCTGGTTGCGGAAGGCTGCCGAAGTATACAGATTATAATTCTGCGACATGTTGTTGTCAGAGCGCTTGAACTCCTGGCCGCTTAAAGATTTAATCCTATATCGATATTTATCTAAATTACCTCGCCGTTCCTGTCGAGCAACTTGGGACCGATAGTTTACGATCGGTCCGGACAACATCCGAGTTAATCTTTTGAATAACGGTGATGCTGGGTTTCGTGTGTTTTTCTCGGTCTTGGCCATTTTTTATCCTTTTATCAGAGCAAGATATTGCTCGTTAAATGTCTCCGCTTCGTAGCTTCTCTGGTTCTCTTTTGTTACCTTGTGCCCCTGCATCCCAGGAATCGTTGTTGAAATATCTGTTTTTGATGTGCTGATGGAAGATAAAAACTGTTTGCTGTACTCGATACTTTTTTGACTTTCCACGATCACGGTATCCCTTACCCAACACCCGATAGCAAACGACATTACCAAATCATCATTATAGCTACGCATCGCCTGTGGCCTTCCGCTATGCCAAATAAACGTTTTCATTTCAGAAAGCAAACGATTCGAGTTAATCTTAATTAGTTTGTTTCTCATAAACTCTTCCATCTTAGCTACTATCAAAGGTCTTGTTTTTGAAGAAGTTGTAAACCCTGGAATAACATTCGACTGCCACTGGGCTGCCACAGGATCTACATAGTGGTGGTCTCCTTTGCTAGAATGATATATATTAGGATACCCTTTATCTATTAACTTTTTAAGTACTGCATAACCTATGTTGTTGTTTTCTATCACTAACATAGGATTCCCATACTCGGCAGCAACATTATACAAAATATCTGCAAAGTCATCGGGGGTGGCCTTGCCAACATATTCAGCTACCACCTCCATTGTTTCAAGTTCAAAAATATGAAACGCACTATTGTCTTTGCCGTCGCCGCGAGCCACATCCGCAACGATTAAGTATGGCTTTCCGGTAATACATTTTTTCCAAATCCAGTAGTTTCGATCAAACCCTGTTCTATATTCGGGTGCCACAGTTCTCTCCAAGTACCATTGAATGTCGTCTGGATGAATAACTGTTTCTCCTGAAACATTGAAGTTGCACTCTAGCTCCTGTGCGATCTGGCGCTTGGACATGTTCTTGGTCTCTTTATCAAACCAGGTCTTGTCTCTATCCGGGTGAGCGTCCCACAGAAGGGTTGTCATGTGAAACGCGTTTGTGCCCGCTTCGGCTTCAACACAATTTTGGTGAAACCAATTCCCTACACCGTTAGGAGTAGAAAGAGCAATACATCGGCCACCGGTTGATAAGGTAGGGTAAAGCGCTGTCCACAACTCTCCTAACTTTTCAACGTGTGCGGCCTCGTCAACCACGAGCAGCGAAAGAGCTTCTGATCGACCAGCATCTGAGGATGTTGAAGATCCTTTGATCTGGGATCCATTTGAAAGTTCAAACGAAGTTCTATTATCAACAATAATTTCTGATATCCTCATCCAATCCGGGAGATGTTTGATAATTGCTTTGACTTTTCTTACAAGATTGGTAGCTGTCTGAAGCTTGGTCGCGACAACTAAAATATTTTTATCCCGATGGAAGAGCATCAACCACGCGACATAGGCAGCTGTAATGGTAGAAATACCAAGCTGGCGAGCTTTAAGAATAATATTAAAACGATAATCGCTAAAATCTTTTAATAGTTCTTTTTGATAATCGTATGCGTTAAAGGGGATAAGGCCGCGCTGTGGGTGTGAAATGCGGCAATAGCTTATTGTAAAATAAACCGGGTCTTTGCCGGCTTTAACAATCTCTCTTAATATTTCTTCTTTAGTAAGGGCATTCCCCATGACATTTTTTATTTGCCTTTCCGGGTGTCGTTTGAAGGTCGCTTGTTTTTGGGCCCCAGTGCCAGCCACTTTTTAACCGCTGCGTCGAGGCGCTCCTCGTTACTTCCCGCTTCAACCTCCGGCATATCCTTGAGGCCGCCAATACGATAGTCGCAGTGAGCCTGGCAGTCAGTCCGATAATTAGAAATCCTTTGAACAAGGATGTGGTGATCGCCCTCTTTAGTAAGAGTGACGGCATTTCCGGTTATAGATTTATATTCTTTTTTAAGAAACTTAACAATGTCAGCAAGCCGACTACCAATTTCATTTTCGAAGCCACTGTTTTTAACGTCTTTAATCCGAATTTCTGCCTGATATTTTACTCTTAAAATAGGCCCATGAAACTGCACCTGAAACCCGTCCATGACGCGTCTGTCATTAATATAATGTCCGTCTTCGCGGGCTAGGCCGACCTTTCGAGCCTTACCATCGGCTTGCAGACTCTCTTCATGAGCGCCATCATATGCATTTGCTGCCGCCTGATTTATTCCCTGAATGATTTCGTATACAGTTGCCATTTTATTGTTCCTTTATTGGTCTCCACCCATTCGCCCATCTTTCTTCCCGATCCTCGACATATTGTACATAGCATTTGAAGCAGGCTTCAAACTTGTTCATATACAAATCATCTTGCGGATGAAAAGAATATTTTTTACAAACAGGACATGTCCTATTATGGTCTCTAGTAAGTAGTTTTTTGTTTATTAAAAATCCGTCTTGTTCTACTTTGTCTTGAGTTTCGGCAAGTTTCGCAAATTTCTGTTGCTGGGCTTGGGATTGTTGTATGTACTCTTTTTCTTTTGTCTCGTCCCATAACTGTCTCGGATTATTAATAGTTTCGGAACCATATTTTTGTGAGATTGCTTTCTCTAGTTTTGCTATGTAGTTGGGGTCTTTACTCATTTGGAGGCAGGAGGACAACTTCTTGCGCTGAGGCCCATCTCAGCCGGGTCTGTTCTTTAAGGAGTATGTCCTTTTTGACTTTTCCCATCCGGACGTTGGCGGCGTTTTGAATCCACCCAGTAGGGTCGACAATCCCATCCTCCAAAATCTTCCAGTCTAAATCTTCAAATTCTAAAGTAATTGTTTTCATAATCTTCTCCTAAGCAACTTTTATTATTTGTAAGCGGGTATAAGATGCACCCGGGTCACCATAAATTTTAGTATCAGCATCGGCAGTGGTGCATCGGACTTGTATAGAGGCGGTATCATTCGCCGCCATATTCGCTAGCCATGTGCCTGCAATCTGATAGTAGTCCGTTTCGCCGGTCAAGGTGTCCTTTGGGTTGCGTCGGCCGGCGTATTGACCTACACTATCTGCGGCGCTCTTGGTAGTAATCAATTGAAGGAGGATGTACTGCCACGCGGCCACACTAGTAGGAACGTTCGTTAACATAACCTCCGTCGATATTAAATATTTACCATCTGCTGGTGCTGTAAATACCCCTGTGCTCGTATTATAATCGCTGCCCACATCAAATGCGGTATCGTTCGTGGTTGCCTCATCATTATACCTGACATCTTCCCAATTCGTGTCTGGATTCAGATCTTGTTCAGAGTTCATATAAGCATACACCGCAGGCTGACCATTTATAGTTAGGTCGCCGGTCACAGTTAGGTCGGCGGAAACTGTTGTATTGGCGTTGGAGAATGTTAATACAGTAGCAAGGGTACTGCTCTTTATGGTGTTTCCCGCGCAAATCAAATCGGTGTTAACATAAGTTCCTAGGGCATCAGTAGCTGATAGCACGCCCGTTACAGTTAGGTCGCCAAGAAGGACCTCTACGTCGCCGGCGGCATCGATGGAGAGACCTTTTCCAGCGGCGCTATACAAGCCAAGCGTTTTGCTCGTTGCTGCGCTGCCAAGGATGACTTCGTTGCCACTGGTTGTGGCGATCGCCACGTCGCCGATTCTTAAATAGCTGCCGGCGGGAATGTACCAATCTCCCTGCGCACCGGTGAAATATTTTTCCACAAAGGCCAGCAGTCGCTGCCTGGATGATACCTCTTCGATACTCACTTTACTATTTCAGTGGACAACGCAAAAATCCCCAAGGAAGTTAGCGTGCCAATCCCAAACCCAAGCGCCACCATCCACGGCTCCTTATTCGGATTTTGTTTAAGTATAAGTTTTTCTAAACGATCATTCTCGGCAACCTTCAAAATCATCATTGATTCATACTTATCCTTCCACGAAGTAATCTCAATATCTTTATAATCTAATTGAAGCTGGAATCTTTCATATTGAAGGTTTAGCTCATAACCAATACGCAAGTCGCATTCGGCATCCTCGAACTTCTTCTCTGTAGCAATCTTGGCTGCAGCGTCAAGAGATAAAAGACCCCCGTCAAAGGGAACGATGTCGCCCGCCTCTACCGGAAGAACCACGTAATCGGGAAAGGTCTCTGTCTCTTCTTCGGCAAAAGCAACCGTAGGAGATATCAAAAAAGCCACCAAATAAAATGATAATATTTTTTTAATCATTCTCATAACTGTTTAGCCCAAAAGCTTCGGCTAATTCTTTAGCCAACTTCTCTGGGTCATTATACCCCTCGTCTACTAATCTTTTAAGCTCTGCTTCTTTTTTTCTGTCAAGAGTCTCGCCTCGTTTTTGAAGCTCTTCTTCAATTTCAGCCTTTCTTTTTAGGTGTTCTTTCAATCTAGCGTTCTTTTCAGCAACCTCTGTGTTATGTATGTGAGCAAGGGTCTCCATTTCTTGATCGTGTGCGTCTCTCTTGACGTCCATCAAATCTAATAAGCCCGCAATAAATGCTCCATTTCGCGTGAGCGCCCCGATAAGGGCGGCCGCAATAAACAGTAAACACAGTATAATCGCCCACCAAAACTTTTTAGCCCATAACCAGGTTTTTTTTGCTATTAACTTAATCTTCAAAAGTGTCATTATTTAACCCCACGAAGTCGAGCAACTGTATCTACAACTGTCTGCCCACCAATATAAACACAAGTAATGATTACCCAATCACCTGACGCCAAGTCGGCAAAGAGCAATAAGCCCGTAGCGGTGGCCCAAGCCATCAGTTTGCGGGACACTAGTTTGTTGAGCCCCTTATCTATAATATGTCTCATGCTATCCTCCTTCCTACTAATTAGCCTGGGGAGTCAGGGATGTCTAAACAACTTAAACTGAAGTTTAAAAAAATATTGAAAAAAGCTGACTTTACACATGCCGACCTAGAGTATCACGAAGAACTTTTGCCCGAAGCGAAGCAGCACTTTGCTGATGCTATCACAAAAATTATTGAAGAACTTTCTGATGATGATAAAAATGCGATTAGAGCGGCTGACGACATACGCCAAAAAGAGTTCGAAAAGGAACTGGACGTAAGACGAAACTCAAGCCAGCCCGAAACCAACGATGCAGACACAGACCCTCCGTCCGATGAGGATACCGAAGCAGAAGGAAGCAACCAAGAAAGCGAGCAACCAGAAAAAGAGTCCGAACTTAAAAACCTTTTTCGTCGTATCGCCACTCTTACACACCCCGATAAAGCAGTCGCTAAAGGTATTTCTAGTGTTGAAAGGGCGCGCTTGGAAAAAATCTTTATACGTGCTAAAAAAGCTTACGATGACGAAAGCTGGTATATTCTACATTCTATCGCTTTTGACTTGAACATCGAACTCCCCGATCCAGATCAAGATAACATCAACTGGGTAGAAGAAGATATTCAAAACACTCTTGGCGAAATCGCTAGAATTGCTGGGACCATTGTCTGGGTATGGTACGCCGGCGATGACAACGCCAAACTCCATGCTTTGAAATGTTACTTCCAACAAAATTATGGATTAGATCTTATAGAGACTAATGATTGACTTGAGCATATCCTCTGCTCTTATCTATGCAAATCTCAATATCAACTATATCTTTCAAAGAATCCAAATGCGAAATGAGGATGACCGTCTTAAAATACATTTTTATAAGTTGAAGAATTCGAATGAACCCCTCCATGTTCTCGGCATCCAGAGCGGTGCCTGGTTCGTCAAGGATAAAAATATTGCCTTTGGGCAACGACGAAACCGAAAGGAGGGCTAGACGAATAGCCATAGCAGCTACAGTCTTCTCGGCGCCGGAGCCCATCTCAATAGGACGCGGATCGTGCTTCGGGTGCTTAATAAGAATATCCAACTTTCTTCCATCTTCTTGAAAGAAGATTTCAAAATCAGCAATATTAGAAAGTACCTTGGCGATTTCGCTATTAATGACAGGTAGCCTCTTCTTAATGATATCATAAGCAATTCCATTAGAGTGAGTGCAGCGCATGAATAAATCATAGGCCGCATATTCTTCACGGATGTTACGAAGATCCTCTTTCTTTTCCTCAAGAGTTTCAACCTTTTGTTCCAGCGAGCCGATCTGATGATGATGATCATTTATCAAATCTTCTAAAGAAATAATCGATTCCTTGGTAAGTTCAATAGTTTTTTGAACCTGGTTTCTAGAAGAAAGAAGATTCTCAATATTTTTAATAAGATCTTTCTTTTCCTCATAGAGATCGATCTTTGTATCTACTTCTATAAGATCATTACGATAAGACTTTATCTTCGCATACAATTTTTCAATCCATACTTTGTTGTCTCTCTTTTCAATCTCAATATTATTTTTACTAATAATGGTGTTGTTATAGCTGTCGATTACTTCAATCATTTCTGCTGAGTTTACGGACACCACTTTTGACTTGTAGTTCTTAGCATCTTTTATCTGATCTATGATTTCTACCTCAAGTGAAGGCAGTTCCACAGATGCTAAATGTGCATCCTTAATAAATTGACACATTGGAAATCTATTGCCACACGGAACTTCATCCAACAGGTCGACTTTCTTACTCATGGCTTTATATTCATTATCCAAAAGACGAGCATGATTTACTGTATCATCATACTTCTGCTTAAAATCATCATACTCTTTTTTCTTTTCTAAAAGATCCTCAATATCAATAGTCGTAAGAAAATCATCATATTCTTTTAGTTTCTTCTCGTGTTCCCCATTCTCGTTCTTAAGTTCGACAATATTAATATTGGTTTCTTCTATCTTTTCTTGCAGCGATGTTTTAGATTCCAATAATGCCCTAATATCCAACCTTTCCGCTGGAATTGATTCTATCTGTTCGGTTAGCTCGGCATATTTATGATGCGCTTCAGCCATATCCTGACGTGCCTGGGCATGAATCACGACTTCTTCATCTAGTTCTTTTTGCGCTTCTTGCCACCGAACCTGTGCAAGAGCTATATCATTATCGTAGTTAACTTCTCCGAAGCGCCGTAAGACACCTTTAAGGTCCGCACTGTCCTCCTGAGACAGCTTAAACTTTCTTTCAAAAATATCTAAATCCAAGAACTTAGCAAGGATTTCCTTACGACGAGTGGAACCCTCCTTAATAAAGGATAAATTGTCAAGCTGACTCGACATAGAGGTCAATAAAAAGTCTTCGACTGTCCCAAATCGCTTCCTAATATGCGCATCTGTTTCTGTGCGTGTCGTGCCATTCAGGCTCACGACTTCATCAATAGTGGGATCATAGCCACTGAAGTCCAGAGACGTACGGGCTTCGTTTGTAACTTCGCCCTTAAGTTTCTTTACATATTTCTCAGAAGAGCGCTCGATCGTATATGTTTTATCTCCAATTTGAAGTTCAACAACTCCTCGACAGTCCTTTTTGTTCTGGTTAATAATATTATAATTTTTACGCTCATTCTTAGATGTTGTATTAAACATCGTGTAAAGAAGACCATCAACAATACTAGATTTTCCTGAGTAGTTCTTGCCGAAAATCCCAACAATCCCATTCAAGTTTGCGAAGTCAACACTGTTATCTTCACCATAATTGAAAAGATTATCCCATTCAAACCGATTAATATTCCAATTAACATTTCGTGCGACTTCTTCGGTTTCTTCAATCTGTGAGTTATACTTTCGATTTAAATCAAATACCCGCTGTAGCATTCCTTCGCTTGGTTCATAGTCTGTTAAATACTCACGAATTAAATTTTCTTGGACTCCGTGATCTCGAAGATTTTCTACCTTGAACCCGGCGCCAATATTCACAGTACCACGTTCGCCGGCGGCGCGATTCAAAAATGTGATACTTTCTGGCTCAAAGCGCTGCTTCGCAACATCAACAGCCTTGCGCATCACATCAAGCGGTAGGTTATTGTTGCTGACGAGACGCAGTCGCGCACCTGGGGGCACCTTAGTTCCTTTTGGGATCCTTCCCTTGGGAGTAAGATCGATTGTTACAAATGGTTTTGGGTTGAGCAAAACATGATGACTCACGCGAAACGTGTCTTTGTCTTCAATTTCCCAAATCAAAAATCCCTTGTCGTTTGTCTCGCCGTGATTCTGTTGAACGGTTGAGCCGGGATACCTCACGCGGCCTTCGTCATCAAGGACTTGATTGGTCTTATGAATATCTCCGAGCATCGCGAAGTCATGACCACCAAAAATACTCACGTCGTGATCCCCGTGAGTCATCACCCAGCCAGTGTCGGTCTTCACACCAGACACAGAGCCGTGATACAAAGCAATGTTGATCCTCTCGGGATCACTCGGCATCACCCAGTTATCCTCATCAAAAACCGAGAGCACGTTGAAGGCAATGTGCGGGCCCACAAGGACTTCTCCTGCGTTCTTGAGCAGATGTAGGTCCGGTAGATTCAAAGCCTTCACAATGGGTGTGAGGGCGTCCTGGCGCGTGCTATTCTTTAAGTTGCCGTCGTGGTTGCCCAAGATGATGTAGGTGGGCGCGATGCTCGCCAGACTGGAAAAGAAGTCGGAGCAAAGCTCAACGAACTCTGGTGAAATCTGAGTCTTTGTGTGGGCGATGTCGCCGCAGTGAACGATGTAATCTACTTTTTCTTTTCGTAGTGTTTCATATAGTTGCTCGAAAACAATCTTATACTCGTAGTGAAACTTTAAATTCTTTATGTGTGTATCTGCTATATGTGCTATCTTGTACAAACAGTTATCCCCTAAGCTATGATACTAGTATACAGGATGGGTAGGTGGTGTCAAGGATTATTTTGATTTTATAACTGCCTAAGCTTTCGGGATGCCGTGGATCCAGCGGACATTCTGCCGTGAGCGCGAAAAGATTCTTCATCTGTTAGCTCCCTAATTTGGTCTGTTGTATGGTCCCACAAAGCGTTCAGCCCTTCCTCGCCTTGCGCCATGGCGGCGGCCTTTTTATATTCAGCAAGATAACCGGCAAACGCCTGATCAAGGGTATCCCACTCACCCTCACGCAGAGGCCCAAGCTCTTCCTTGATAATCTCTTTGAGTCTTTGTTTGGTGATTTTCATTTTTTTATCCCTTCTCGGAGCGATTCGCCGGCTAGCCAGTTCCATAGCTCTTGTAAATCTCCTAGGCGATCTTCTATCGATGCATACCACTCAGCCTCGCTACCATGTGTAGATGTGTTTTCGGCCAGTTTCGCTAAAAGAAGCTCTTCGAGCTTGTTTTTCACTAAGGAAAATGAAGCTGTCGGGATTCCTTGTTCCAGCTGCCTCCCTTCGGGCCCCGCGGTAAGCGCTTCTAAAAGCTCCTCCTTGATGACCTGTTTAAGTTGTGATTTGGTGATTTTCATTTGTCTAAGGGATTCTCCCCCTCCCTTGTAATCGTCGTCGAGTACGCTGCCCGGCGGAAGATATATCCAGTGGATCGTGCTTTGGTTTGCTAAGGCGCAAAGGCTCTTCTCCGGAGCGAAGCAATCCCATCACACCGTTAAGCTGTTCTAGTGCATAAGTAAGCTGATTCGCCGGTTCGGGCATTGAAGTCTGGTGCTCCGAGATTGCCTCAATGGCGGCTGCTAGCAGCTGCTCGATTTCTGGCTGTTCATTCTCGGCAAGAGTTCCAAGCTCTTCCTTGATAATTTGTCTAAGTTGTGACTTTGAAATCTTCATTTTAGCTACTCCCATACATTGGGTTCGCCTTAATGGCGGCAACCCAGCGCGCAGTATCCCGGTCGCGCTCGATCTCGGGGAAAGCAGCTGCCAGTTCCTCAAAGGATCCATACTGATCAAGTATCTTCCGAGCACGCATTAGAGTCAACAACGTCTCTTCGGGGGTGCCGAGTCCAAGATCGGGTTCGTCGACTTCTTCTGATTCTGGGAAGTCTTCAATAGGAGCGCCCACACTCACGGTCTCAAGTTCTTCCTTGATTATCTCTTTGAGTCTTTGTTTGGTGATTTTCATTAGTTACCTCCCCGGCGCACCGAGGCGCGCTGTCGTAGTGCCGCTGGGGAATCACCAAGTGGATCGAACCGGGGTCCTTTAAGTACCAGGGCTTCTTCGTCGGACACCTCGTCTTCTGCTGCAGCAGCAAACTTTTCGTTCAGGCGGCTCTCCATGGCATCGACGGCTTCGCGGAGTTTGCTAACGATTGCGAGTGCTAGCTGTGCCGGATCGGCGTTAGAACTGTTCTCAAGGTCGTCTGCAAGATACACTAAGTCGCTCAGAATTTTGCCTGCCTTGTCCCATTCTGGGTTTAAAGATGGCCGCGGGGTGCCGGCTGGGCGAGCTAGGTCTGCGCGGATACTTGCTTCGGAGGCCTCCGAAAGCTCTTCCTTGATAATCTCTTTGAGTCTTTGTTTGGTGATTTTCATAGTTTTCTTATCCTAATTTTAAGTCGCTGATTAGCTGTAGCAAGAGTTTTAATCGTCTTTCGATTTTTTCTTGTTCACCGGGATCTTCGGACGCCTTTAACTGATCTATCAGGCTTTGCTGTGTCTTCTTCGCCAGCTCTATAGTTTCCAGATTTTGGTGAGCTGTGGCGCTGCGGCGAATGGTACTCCCCAAAGTTTCCTTCACGGGAGCCGTACACATTTCTTCAGCCTTATCTTGCGACAACCCCTTAGGTCTATCAGCATCGTCGGCTTTCATCGCGCACATATAGCGTTGTTGCTTCTCTGTTTCTACTTCTACAAGCTCTTTCGTCTCACGATGAAACTCTCGATAAAAGAGTTCCTCCTTAATAATTTGCTTCAAACGGGCAGCTGAGATTTTCACTGATTTCTCCATACAGGAACCGGGACTTGGTCCGACTGTTTAAAGCCCATTCCCTCTAGTTCTGGAAGCGCGATATCAATTTTATCAAACTGATCTTCTGGATGGGGCCGCAAAAACCAGTGGCCCGCCTCATCGTCCACCACAGCCAAAACATTATTATTAATATTCCAACTCATGGGAGGCACCTCGGGGCCCAACTCGGGAACCGATCCTCCCACACTAGCGAGCCTTTCGTGGTCAACACGACTGAGGCGGAGCTTCACCAATTCGGCCCCCAGCTCGCCTTCGGTCAGAAACTTCTTCCAGTTTTCCATTATCAATTTCATAGTATGTTCCTACACAGACATTGCAAGCGTCAACAATAAATAGTTATCCGGAGTGATAAGAGTCGCATTTTCCAGGCATTTCTGGAAATGCTCTTTATCCATAGAGCCAACATCCTCATTATCCCCGATATCTACCTTCCAAACTTCAATATCAAAATCCAATAAAGTCTTGATAATCTCAAGCTCTTTCTTCTTTGCGTCAGGATCCAGCGCGACATAAACTCCAGCGTCTTCTTTAACGATCTTGCGAAGCAAAACCGAGTTCTGATTTAGAGTAGAACCAAGGATAGGGACCGCATTACGGCCGGCAACGATCGCATCAAAAGGCCTTCGACCAAAACTATATCGGAACTCCAATCTACGAACAAGTCGTTAAAAATAATATTCTTACTAACTGGAGGGTTTTTATACTTCGGGTAAAAGGCGCGATCATACGATCTAGAAATGAAATAGTTTAAATCACCTTCCTCATCAAACGATGGAACAATGATTCTCCCCTCATATTCTCCTCCGCAACAATAGCCCATCTTCCACCAAACAATGTCTTGTTTGCTGATGCCACGCTTACGCAGATAGTTCCTTGCAGCGAAGCCGGTAGGGGGGACGTCTTTACTTGTTAGAGACACGAATGTCGGAGGCATCTCAAGTATTTGTTTTTCTTCTATTTTCTCGGCAAATAAATCTTCAAGTTTGTCATAGTCAATCTCGGAGGTAAATTCTCGCCACTGTGCTTTGTCATGATTTGACCCAAAGCGCCGGACGACGCGATACAAATTCTTTCCACGCGTATCACAAACCCAGCACTTATAGTAGCCTTTGTCGAGATTTACGGAGAACTTGCGCTTATGGTGATCGCAATATGGGCATTTGAAAAGAAACTCGTTATTGGTCCTGTAGGGGGGACCCAACACATTAGTCAGTATTTTGAGTTTCTTGTCTTTCATTTAGCCAGCCAGCCTTTGCTATAACATAACTATCCGACCGATCGGCATAGCCGGCCTTGGGATTTCCATGTCTTGTATATTCTACCTCAAACCCGGGCACATTGTCAACAACAAACTGCAAAGAAACAGCTTTTGCTTTCTGGCCCTTGGGGATCTTGATGCCGCATAGTTTGCGGGCGGATGTGGCGGCGAGGTACTTGGGGTCGCCGTAAAACATATTATAACATAACCACGATACAATGCCATTTATTTTTGATAAAAGGGATAAAGTCTGAGCCGACGAAAAACCGGAGCGGAACGACTGAAGCGATTGTTCAATATATACCTGATCTATATCATACTCCTCGTTTATCGATTCAAGATGAAGGTTTACGATTTGTATTTTTTTGAAGAAATTCTTTTCTTTTCGCAAATCAATATGATCACAGGCAAGAATGTTGCCCTCATAATCTAATATTGTATAGCCCGTAATGCTGGTTGATATGTCTAGACCTAAAATCATATAAACTATAATATCAGATATCTAGCTTGATCTTAAATGTAAAGTCTCGATTTGCAGTCTTTCGAACAGGGGTAGCCAGCTTCGCAATACCAATGAGGTTTTGTTGAGTGTCATATATTCCAATTTTAGATATGTATGTTGTTTTTTCAAATGATGCTGTGGGGTCTATATAAGATGAACTTACAACGTTTTTGATAACAGCTTTATCGTTTTCAATATATGATCGTGAGCCTGTCGCACTGAAGCTGCCTGTCGAGTAAGCTAGAAACGTGGGATTATTAGATTGGTTAAGCTGACCTTTGGGGCATGTCGCGAACATTGTAAGAGTCTGGGTATAGGTGGTGCCACTCATTTCCATAATAAAAGAAGAACTGGGCGCTATAATACCCCCCAAAATTGACTGTCCGAAGAAGATCCATGCCGGCGCATCGCCGGCCGGGGTATCTACGGAACTGGTATAAGCATCCGTTGCAGAGGGAGACAGAGCATCCGATGCCGTCAGTACTAAAAACCCTTCATTATAAAGAGCGATCCCAATAACACTTCCGGAACCTACTCCATAAGTAGAATACAGCGCACCATCGCGATTTTTATCTGTGGCTCGACCAACTAATGTGCCAGTAATATAATATCTTAAATCTATCGTTCCTTTTTTAATTTGCGACCCATAAAAAATACTAGGAACATTAAGAAGACCAACTTCAACCGAATCCAGATCTCTCGTCACCGTTCCATTGGACGCGCTATAAATAAAGTTAGGGTTTAAATAACGATAATAATCGATGGTATTTTTTAAAGCATGTAAGTGTGAGACATACCCTATTGAAGTTCTAGGAGTGGTAGTAGAATAATACTCTTTCCCAATACTGGATGTATAAGGATATGAGCTAATCAATACATCACCATAATTGGAAGCATTAAAGGTGGCGGCCGCCTGAGTTCGATAGCCAATTCGTGAGCCGTTCTTCACCACAAAAGAATAAATCAGTCCATTATCTGGAGTTTCTTGGTCTTCGGCTGGACTCGGGGGGCCGATTAGGCGGCCGGTTGCGCTCTCTGCTCTGTCTACATTCAGTTCATAAAGCGAAAGATAACCGGCATTTGTAAGCCTGATTGGATCGGCGAAGGCGCCTGATATATTGGGAGCGTTATTGTAAAAGGCAGAGCCGCTATAGATTATAAATTTAACACTTGGATATGTTTTTAACGTGTTTGAATAAACATCATTTTTGTTAAACTTATAATAAGGCATGCCATAACCATGTACGCACTCTAATAGTCTAGCCGAACTCTAATAGTAAACTCGGTTGTAGGATCTTTTTTAAGAGGCTCCGACAACTTCGCAACTGCCAATAGTTCGTTATCTGGTGAATATAATCCAACTGTGGTCACATACGAAATTGGTAAGTCCTGTGAATTATTTTTCACCACCATCTTACTGCTACTCAGATAAGTTGTATTAGCCGAATAGTTGAAATCAGTATTGTTTGCCCGGCAGAAGTAAACCGTTGAGTTGAGTTCCGTTGTATTATTAAAAGAAATCCCGGTAAGGCGCCGACGGATCTGGTCCATGTTCGCCTGAATAGTAGACCCGGTCAGCGCGTTATAGGCATATTGATCGACACCAACAGTCTCGCCCATTTCGAGAGGGAATCCTGCAATGCCGCCTTGTGAAGAAGTGGTAAACAAAGAGGCCGAGACAACTGCTACGCCGGCCTGATAATAAATCAAGCCTGCCTTCACATAGCCTTTGGAATCCACAACGTTTGCGGTGCCGCCGCGGTAGGCGAGGCCCGAGCCGGACGCATACAGAATCCCATACTCGCCGGCTGGGGAGTTTACTTTGTAGCCGTTCGTGCCACTCAAGTCGGTTAGGGTGACGCTTTCAGAGAGGGCCAAAGAATAATCGGTTGATAGCGCAAATGTTATACTGAAGCTGCCCTTTTTGATTTCGTCCTTAGACAAAAGCCGAGTGAAGTTAAAGAAATAATTCTCTAGTAACTTAGTTCCGCCAGTTAGATCACCATCCTCATCAAACTTTCTTATCGCGCCGTTCTCGTCAAACCCAACCAATACCTGCGCCATTTCATTATAAATGTTCATCTTCTTTGGATTCTGGACATTCGTCGACGACGAAAGCACAGACGTTGCGGCGAAACCACACGTTATATCAAAAATATGATTGGCCGAGGAGCTAAGATAAGGATAATCATAAACTGATTGGAACATTCCATGGCCATAGTTTTTAATATTCGCATCTGCATACGTTCCTGAAACGATCGTTCCCGTAATCGGGATGGCCTCGTGAAGCAAGTTTCTTGTTACAACCGAATCTTTTCCGGGATCAAAAGTTTTAAATGAAGTAGCCATCTGTGTATCCTTATCTTAATTAGTTTTCTTAACGAAACGTAACGGAATATCTAAGGTATAACCTGTTGATACTCCGGAGATTCTTAAAGTAGAATCAATAAATTGGTAATCTGCCGCGGCGAGCGTCTTCACTCCGCTAACAATGTCGGCGGTCCCTGTGCTTCCCAGCTGACCAAATAAATAGGTGCTAGTTTTAAGTTCTAAACTGGAAGCTAACTTGAGCGAAACGCGAGTTCCGCGGGGGCCTTGAATAGAGGAGTCCTCGGAAGGAGAGAGCCTCGTTACAACGCCGGCCTCGTCCGTATCTGTAAAGATATACGTGGCGACATCGTCATCGTCGATCGAGGTAGGCGTAAAGGCAGACTCCCCCTCTTCAGCAGTTCGCTTCCGGGCGGCCGTTGGGCCGCGGAGGAATGCGAGTCGATTATCAATCTGAACAAAATATTGTGTTTCCAGCAATGTGGGGTTTATAAAGTCCTCGGCCGACAACTCGTTCGTATCAAGACCCTGATCACACCTTACCAACATGGAACCAAGGTCGGGCCGAAACCCATTTAGAAGGCCGAGATCTAAGCTATTATTATCAGTCGTTAAAGCATTGACCGTAGTCTCATCGACTAAAACTATATAGCTTGCCAATGCCGGCGACTGGCCTGTAGCAAAAGACGAGTCGCCCGAGTTCTTGAGATTTATTACAGGTAAATAAAGCAAATCATTTTCTGTGTAAGAAATAAGTCGGGATTTCATGCTTGACATGTTATTGGTGAAAGCTTCAAATACAGGGGTCTGTAAAATACTAATATCGTAGTAAGCAGAGCCGCTAGGATTGTTTTTTTCATATAGTCCATAATCTATTTCATCGTCGCCCAAAGCATACTTAGCTACCCTAAATTTGCCATTGCCCTCAGACAATCTTTTTCGACCCAAATCTGTCAAAACGGCGTCTAATATAATATCGCCGGAGTTATCTAAAAATCCCATGTGTGTGTCCTCTTCATATAAATAGTCTTAAATATCATTATTCGCTAGGTTTTACTATACCACTATTCTTGAAAGTAATATTAAGATCTATTTTCCTTCCTGTTTTTTTACTCATCACTCGAACCTTAAAATTTTTGCCCCACACTCTATCAATATCTGGCGCGCCCAATAAAGTATTAGTTGGAGGCGCGATATCCAGAGCCACTGCGCCCGGGCTTGCGGTCGACGGATCATAAATAACTTGACGCAGAGCCGGCTCCACGTATAAAAATCTTCTTCCTGATTTGATATATATCTCTGGTATGCTCTCAAAGTTAAATATCTCTTGCTTTAAGAAAATCTGCCCATTATTATTAACCATTTCTATTTCGAAAATATGTGTAGGATTAGATTTGTTGTTGTGCATGTCAATAGACCGGACACAATAGTAGTATTTTTTATTAGGTTCAATCTTATCGATATGCTCACCGGGTATACCATAACTGGGGTTTACGGTTAAAGGGGCATCCCATATTGTGCCAAATACTCTTCTTCAAAAAAGGCTTTGTCTTCGTCCAATATTACGACTGGCTTGGCATTTAGTTCTCCCGTACTAGAGTTGAGAAGTATCCTCACCTGGTTGTCAATCCCGCGAGCCGGATAAAATGATATTTCTGGTGGTACCGGTGGTTTATCGAGGATAGTTGCCGGCATGCCACCCACCACATAAGGAACAACCATAGCTTTAATGCTGGCATTATTTAAAATGGGAATGTGCGCGGTGTTGCCACCCTTTGTCCCGCCATAAACTTTCTGCATACCATCATATTCATATTCGTTGCCAAACACCAACACCACTCTATCAATATCATATATGTATTTTTGATTATATTTAACTTGAGAATCGAATAAAGTAATCGGAAAAACTTGTGGAAATTGCTCAGAAATATAATATGTTTGAATCGGTGCCTGTAAGAGACCCCCAATGACAGGTCGCTTTTTTATTATGTACATCAAAGTTTCGGTGTGACACCGCACGCCGCCCAGTACCTCTTCGAACGTTTTTATAACTTGCGCAACATCGACTGGGCCGCCCGGATCCTCAAATAAATCCAAATTGGCATTTTGGGCATGCTGGGGGTCAATCAACATCTCCTCGGGGTCTCGCTTATAGTCTCTAAGAAGTCTAAACGAGGGCGTTTCCGCATCAGATTGGGCGTCTGGATCGAAAGAAGTAAAGTTATTGATAGTGGCCGCCAACACGTTGGCGTTCGGGCCCGTTAGTAAGTCTTCCACTATTTCTTCTAAATCATATACAACTGGATATTCAGATAATCCAGTCGAAAACTTAGGGTTGCTATCATTAAACTTTTTCTTCCAGAATGTGCGCTGGAAAGAAAGGCTTTCTGCTTCATTTGTCTCTTGTGATAGTTTCACCACAGTTTGAAACTGTAGCATATCAATAAAATCTTTTGTATCTGGATATGTGGCTAGCTGTCGCAGAAGGGATAGCTCGGCGCGTTTTCCAGTACGAGAATCACCATCAAAGCCCATGACGAGTTTTGTATAGAAAGGCATCGTTAACGTTTGAATATCACCTTCTCTAAGAACTCCCAGATCTGAATACAAAACAGCAAAATTTCTATTATTCTGCTTGAGACTAGAGTCTATTTCAACATACTCCGGAGTATTAAACGTTAACCTAGAAAGCTTATTCGAATAAAGTTGGTAGTATTCTCCGACATTTGTTTCAGTCGCTGTTTGTGCGTTTGACACCGTAAACCATTCTATTGTCTGATCCAGCGTAAGGGCTGGCAGATGATATGTGGCTAACAGCGTACTGCTTGTATTGTTTAACTCGGCTTGGAGAAAATAAACATTAGGCAAATGATACTCTTTTATATGTAAATCAGCTATTGTGGTCTCATATACGGGCACAGATGCATCATAATAGTTATAAACCGGCTCAACAGACAGGTTCATTCCCGACTCAAGACGCATTTCTGCGTTTGAAGAGGGTAGAAAAAACTGCGCAGTATGATCACTTAGTGGTACTCCGGCGATATAGTTTAAAACCCCATCAAACACAGTATCGCCGGTAAACCCATACGTTCCAGAAATAAAATTGTAAAAACGAGTAGTCCAGCCGCTGCCAGCGAGAAAGTTTACAGAGGAAGCTGCTTTTTCAGAGTATTTATTCCAATTCGCAGATTCGCGCTCTACTATCAAGGTTTCGGTGGTCCCATCGTCAACATAGCTATATTTTAAAACTGGTTTTTCAAGTTGTTTCCGAAGCCTCTTCAAACGCGAGGGTCGGTGGTCCCAAGCTTTTGATCTTGTTTTTGCATGCTCAGAGCCATAGTTATACAACATAGGACCTTTTGAGCTGTTATAAATTGTATAATAATCTCCCAAAACTCCCCTGAGGCTGTCAATAGTTTCCCAATCGTCTCTCACCATTGGGTGGGGCGAAGGAGAAATCCGATTCAGCCTTTGCTTGGGGCCAACCTGATCTTCATCTACTATCAGGAGCCAATCTTTGTTCTCCTTTAGCTGCAGCATTCCCATTCTAATACTTTCCCTTCATCTTTGGCTTCTTGTATGATTTCTTTGTGCTTTGCTTGTATGATTTCTTTGTGCTTTGCTTGCGAGCGGTGGCCGCGGCCTTCTTAGCTGTCTTAATACTTTGTTTGGCGGCGGCTTTGCCTGCTTTTTTAACGGTTTTAATGCTCAGTGGCTTCGACCTACGAGAAAATCGTGATGGTTTTTTGGGGGCCGGCGGGGGCGGCTCAGGAGGCATTGGATAAAGAGGAGAGTTCCTAGCATACAAAGCGACGGATGTCCGTGTAATGGGACTCATAGGTACAAGGCCGCGGACGACAGCATTGTTTTTTATAAGCTGTTCTTTATAGTTGCTCTGCTCCATATAGCTTTGTCCTAGCCCTCCTATAATAAATAAGGTAGACAATGGCTTTACCCCTAAGCCTTGGCCGACATTTATTGTATTTGTTAAAGTAACCAGGCGGCATACCAACGCTTCTTCCTCTTCTTCAGCAGTTTTATGATGCTTCACTGTCAACGGCGACCATATCGGATTTCTTACCCCCAAACGTTCAACAAATCCATCTAAAAACTCTACTCTTACTAAAGAACCGAAGTTAATAATATTTGAAACAGAATTGAGATCTGAGTTTATCCCTTCGTTCTCGTTAACTTTCATTAATGCAAGAGAACCGGCTATATTGCCGGCGTTAGTAATGGCAATCTTCTTTTTAAAGCCGGCGGCTTGTTTATTAACAATTGTATTAACAAGTGCTGAGTTGGCAACAGTAAACGAACTTTTAATAATAGATTGTGCTGAGCCTGATGCTGCTGTGGCCTTTGTATTTCCTTCAGCAAAGACGTCTCCGATGGCGAAGCTAGCATCGCTCGTCTTCGCCTTGACGAGTCTTTTATTCATTACTAGTTTTTTCAAGTTAGACTTAAATGGAGTTGCTGAGATTCCGACGGCACTTAAAACAGATTTCTTGTTGCTTTCCGCACTTACAGATTTTTGAAGGCCCAAAACTTTCGTAGTGTTAACAGATTTATTCCTCAATAGAGGAGTTAGGCTGTCTGTACTAGCCTGCAGCCCGGTCGTAGAAACTCCCTTTCCAGAACTTTCTAGGTTAACGGCCGCTGGTGTTAAAAATCCATAACTATTTACGGCCGATCCTTTAGGGTTACTGACAGAAAACTTTTCTTCTTCCCCCTGAACCCGAGATGCCATGTCTTCATAACTGATCACCGGTATTACTCCATACACATTGGACAAGTTAGCCTCTAGATAATTGAGACCTACGTTTCTATTCCCTTGAATTTCAAATTTTTCCTTAAACTCTTTTTCAATCCTAAGGAATGGTCCTCTTTTTGAACTTCCAAGTCGAGATTTCGCGGCGGCGCTATTGGTTTTTGAAGAATATTTAGGACTAGTAAGGCGTGATAATTTGGCAATGAATATCCGAACAGACTGCAAAAAAAGTCCATAACCATCAATTGAAGTATCTTGATTAAATTTTGAAGTTAAAGATAATAGATTTTTCTTCCAATACCCGATATTATATCCCTCGATCTCTTCATCTCCATACATAAAAATTAAGGCAGCTATATATTGGTCAATAAGTCGCGGCCATGGCAGACGCGGCAACATCACCGGCGGCAGTCCTTCAAACTTAGATACGGCGCTAGCTAAATTTCGAATAATACTAATGAGTGCTTCCCTGGTATCATCAACCAAAAGAACCTCTACTTTATATTGCATGTGCCCAGCAGAATGGTTGACAGCGCTTCTATCCATAAAAGCAACATTCAATATCTTACCATTATTGCTGGTGCTAATAATGTCCAGGTTGTTCCCCAAGGAAGCAACTCTCTTATATTTGTCTACTTTACCTGTGCCACAATAGCACTCGCCTTGGTTTCCTGGCGTAAGAGAATTGCCCTTTATACTCTCGCCGGCGAGCTTAGAATAAATAACAAGATCTTTTACTCGGCTGGCGGCCTGGAGGGATTCACCAGATTTGAATGCGCGGCCAAGCTCGGTCTCATTCTGGCTATATTTATACAAATCAAACGAAAAGAAGCCATGAATAAGTCCTTCACCGTTTCGAGATAAAGTCGGCTCCGATATATATGTGCTCGGCGAACTATTAAAAGGTGGAGGCTTCATATCAATCTCCAAGCGCCTTGAAGCTTGTAAAATCCTTCCATCAACGTTTTTAATGCTTAATATAGGAAGGGGTTTAACTTCGGGATGCTTAGCTATTGTGTGCGTAAGGCCGGCCATAACTCTATTATCCATCTCATGGACTGCGCCTGGCCACACAGTACCGGCGGCGCCAAATCCAGCCATCGATTCTGTCAATCGATATAAGTTTGCAGTTGGAGGAACGCGGCCATTTAAAAGAATAGTATCTTTAACCACATTATTGACTTCAATCTTGTTTTTATAAATGCGGTAAGAAGCCACTAAGACATAAAGAGTGGGCTGATATTTTACTCTAAACCGCTCTACATACGAGTGGTGCCAAATTGGAGTCTCCCTTCCTCCTACCGTCAAGGTGCGCGCCTTTATCGTATACTCTTTCTTTTGCAGAGTCAGAGTTTTTTTAAGTCGAGGGTGCTTATAGCCATGCTTTCCTTGTTTAAAGGTTTTTATTCTCTTTACCAGCTCTGCTCTATCATAACAAAGCTTGCTTAAATATTTGATATCTTCTGTAATATAAACAAAATTAGAAAAAGTGACCTTATCCTTAAAAAAGTTGTCCTTCTCGTTAGAAATATCTAGTTGTACCCACAAATCTTTGTTGCGGGTATGGCCGGTGATCATGATTCCTTGAATGTTAACAAAGGGAACCGTTCCTCCTTTTAGGTATGGCCCATTAGAAATGTCCATTAACAGGGCTCCTCATTTTCGCCATCGGGGCCGACGCCGGCGATACCGGTACCGGCAGTATATAGGTCTCGGTTTAGCTTCAATCTAGAGGCCGAGGTGCTCAAGGCCTTCTCAGATATATTTAGTTCCTCGATAACTTCTTGCGGGATCTCATTATCAACCAAAATATTCATATAGTATTCTATATTATTTGGGGTCGAAGACATAAAGTCATCAGGGTCTTCGGGGGTATATGATTTTTGCACATAACCAGTCGACGATGAATGATAAACCTGCATGTCAAAGTTCTCTTTTAAAAACTCTGTATTGTTTTCGGTTATCTCCAACATCAAATATTTTTCATTAAGTGCCAAGTATATATCTGTGTCCCCGAAGGCATCGCTGATTGAAAGCGCGGAATTATTAGGATCGCCGGCCTTAAAGAATACTTCATAATCTATATTAATATTAAGTTGTGGGATATTATTAATAAAATCATCTTCATTAAGATAAGGCGTAGAGGATGAGATTTCGGGCTGCGAAAGCAGCTCGATTTGCCACGCAGCACTATATTGTGACATTAAAGAAGAGTTGCCAAGCGGGTAGGCATCAATTTTGCCTTTTTCTGCGAATGTTTGCTGTTTAAATGCCTCAACGTTCTCTGCAGGGTCGGAGTTGCTGTTGCCGACAGCCGTTTGTAAGTTGTTCAAAAACTGTGAAACTCTAGTTTCTGCGCCGGTACGAGTGGGAATAATCTTTAGCTTAGGGGTATCATTTTGAATACGAACCTCAGCCACATTTTGATTTTCTGCAAATCCCGAGCCGCTTACATCATATTGGATGTCGTCATCGAAAAATGCATAATAAGACGGATTTAGTTTTCCAATTGCTAGTGAATACTTGCCATATTCCGTTAACTTGAAATCGATAACGTCCTCTTTTTTATCGAAAAATCCCATTATTTCTTACCATACCTAGATTTGCGCGTTCTCTTCTTAACTTTAGACTTCGCGGGGCTCTTCTTAAGTACCTTAGTTATTGTTTTAATACCGGATTTGCTTGTGGTAGATTTCTTACGAGGAGATCTCCAGGGCAAAGATGTTCGTTTTCTCGGCTTCGTTGGAGAACGGGCGGGCTTCTTCGAAGGTTTCCTTGGCTTTGTTGAGGGCCCCCGTCTCTTGCGTGTCGGAGCTATAGATATATCGGTGGTTCCCGGTGGCTGTTGGGGTGGCACGCGTCCTGCAGGATCAGGTTTTGTTATTGTTAGTAACTCGGCCTCTGTTAGATCGACACCCTCCTTCATGTCGGCCGACACATACTGTACCTCTTCTTCAATCTTGGCTAGCTCGATCAAAGAGAAGTAATCATACGGCCAGTTATAGCTATAAGGCGACGTAATCCGAGGGGTCATGGCGGAAAGGTTATCAGTAACCAGAGAACGACGATATACTTCAAAATCCTTCTTGGCCTTCTTCTTTACCTTAAAGACCATCCACTGAATGCTGTCATCTTTATCCAGAATAAGATCCACAAGCTCTTTTTCTTCCACCTCTGTTTCTTCTTGTTCAAAAGTTTCTCCTATAAAGGGGGGCAGATTCTGCCATATATCCGTGATATCGTTCTGATTGAGCATGGCGTGAAATTCAAAGATATACATTAAGATCGCATCTGGCTGGGTAAACTCTACAAAATTAAGGCTTGGGGGAAACACATATTTGTCCATCGCGGCAACCAAGTTTTTATAAGTTTGCGAGCGAGGATCGGGCTGTGTGTATGATTCTAAAAGTATTCCGTCTTCGGAAACAATCCGGACCTCTTGTTCGGGGAACTTAATAAATTCGCGACGATTATCTACAGTCTTAAATGGAACTGCAACAATGGCCTCTTCAAGTTTGTACTCCTTCGTGGGCTCACCAACTCGCTGTGGGGTACCGACCGGGAAGCCGACAACCTCGGCCAAAGATTTCCCGGAAGCATTTTCAAGTGTTGCCCATACACCAGATGAGCCTGTACAAACAGCACCATATTGATGCCACATGCCTCGTGTTGTTATTTGCGCAGCACTCGCCGTCGCAGTTGTCGCCGTATAGGTCTCTTTAGGAACCGACCCAGTAGAGACTCCAGCAAAGTTAAGAATGGGAGTTTCAAACTTAGATTGAATTAGCCATCTATCTTTCAGAGTAACGGTGCCATCGGGAACTTCTTGAAGCCTCTCTAAAAGATTGAAACTACTATCTATTTGCATACGAACATCAGCATTAGGATCTCCAGCGCCCTGGCCTGAAGAATCTTGCGCGCGCTGGGCATTAAGATTCGGGGTGAGTTCATCTCTCTGATATTCCAAAGTTGTATTAGAGATAATATCATTTAATGTAGGGTATCCATCCCAGGAGGCAGAAAAAGTAAATGTTACTTTAGCCTCGCCGTCATAATATGGTGGAGTAACATGTGAATAGCTCAGTCCGGTGACGACGGGCTGGTCATTGTTTATGCGAATGTTAGCACCCACAGGTGGACCAAAAGCGCTACGACGGGAATACATTTCAAAGGCAGATTCCTCGTCAATCGCGGCGGGGTCGGAAAAGCTGGACTGCTGGTTATCAGAGCGATAAAGACGCATTACCATTGAATAAGTGGTGCCGGCAACAACGGGGCGGAAATCTTCTTCCCGAGCTGATTGAAAACTTGTAAGATCGCTTATGAACATGTTTGTTGTCTCACACAAAAAGTTGTCGATAGCATGAGTATAAAGGGGACCAACTAAAGACGATCCAGAACGATTCATGTATTTTGGCCAAATGCTCTCCCCGGCGCTTCCTGTAAATACTAGATTACTTTGATAGCTGACGTACGAGGTGGTGCCGGCAGCGAAAGGAGATGGTGTTTGACCATATGCCAGCGATGCCATCGCCATGCTCCCAGAAGGCCACCTATCATAAACTACGCCCTGGCCCGCGGGACCGTCAAGGCCGGCGACAGGAACTGTAGCTCTGTTACTAAGCCAGTTCTCATTAAAAAACTGTGCCGGACTATAGATAGCTTCAAAGGGTAGTTTTGTCAACATAGTGGTGCTGGGGTAGGTCCACGAGCCGAACAGCTGACAGTTGGAGCTAGAGCCAAACCAGAGCACGTTGCCCGGCGTTGAGGCCACATACTCGTTAGCAGCGGTGCGACCCTGGTCAGGCTGCTGTGTGGTGCTGTAAAAAATACCATCCTTATCTGGACTTGTTTGGGACCCTGTTGCGATATAAGAAGCTCGGAGCCATGGATATTCACGATTCGTGGTGCCCACCACCACAACATCGCTGGTGGCGAGGCCGGATTTAATTGTATTAAACAAAATGCCCGGGGACATAAGAGGCTCCATCATTGGGCGTAGCCGGTAAGCCTCGGAGCCATTAAACTGCTGATGAACGTCGATCTGGCCGTAGCCTAGGTTAACGAAGGAACACGTTAAATACATCAATGACGGCCCATAAGATTGAGAAAAGATTGCGCCTATTTCAAGGGCTCTTTCTGCCGGGTAAAAACCCTTATAGGGAACGAACTTCAAGATGGCATCACACTTTAAGGATACTTTATCTCGCACTATTTGAAGGTTTCCTGATCTCTTTTCATTTAAATCTTCATCAACGACTTTGAAATATTTCAAGAAATCGGCATTTGTATAGGTCTTATAGAATGTTGACTTTGTGCTGTTACTAACTGCCGCTCCAGATAACTCAAAAATGTTATCAAGCGGTGCAAGAAAATCACCTGAGTTCTCTTTCAAAAAATACTTCATATGAGAACTTATACGGAATTCAGGCAAGATAGAATAATCTTTAGCAATGCTTCGAATTCGATCCGAGATTAATGTATAATTTTTATAAGGATCCTTGCCAGCTTGGACAGGAGCTATCCACTCTGTATCTCCACCAAAGGCAACGGCGCCAGTTGGAAGAGAAAGGCCGTGGTCGGACCCAGAAACCTGCTGGCCAGCTGGCACCCTCAAAGCATATGTGGGCATTGAAAATGGGGTAGGGTAATCTTGAGCCTTGCTGCTAGTAATAGGATTTTGTTGGTACGTTCCATACAGGTTCATAAGCTCACCGGAACCATCAGATGCGGTCACAGAGGCAATGGCTGAGTAGTACAGATGCGGGTCGAGGGGCCACGTACTCGACGCAGAACACAGTGCACCGATCTCCCCGGACGACGACACGGGCCCGGCGGGCGCGCGGTCCTGCCCAAAAGTTACGACCCCCCCATAGCGCAAGCTTCGATATATCCGACTTGAGTTATAAATATTATTAATATCGTAAGCTGTGCGGCCGCGGACAGTTGCCCTAAAAGCGCTTTCGGCTGATGGGTAAATCCTTTGGCTATAATTCATCATTAAGCTAAGATCGCTGTTCAAAGCAAAATCAACAATCGAATCATATACCTTGGGTTGTTCAAGATCAATCTTTAATCCGAGCCTGTTGTTAAGGGCGGCGTGTGAGAAATAATCATATTCATTGGAGAAAGACGGAGCTTTCAACATGATATTGTTCTCGGGGTTCGCTTCTTCTGTGTTGTCTTCGAAATAAAAGTAGAAAGGAGAGGCTTCTTGCTGGATAGGAGCCTCAACAAAATCAATAAAATCGTTTGGCTGGGTGGGCTGGATAAAGCCGACCGTCTTGCCGTTAATAATATTTGGGACTTTGTTTGGAGCAATCGTGGTGCCGATTAAGTTGGCATTGCGCATGAGGCGAGCGACCTTTGTTTCGCCTGTACGAATTTGTTTCCACGTCGGCCAGCCATAGGGGCCATGACGATTGTTGGTAAGAATGTTCAAAGAATCAACGCTGTTGCGAGGAGCAAATCGAGCGAGGTATATATTCGTGGCGGCGCCGTCGGGGGCGCGGGTCGCGGTGCCGTAGGCTGCTGGGGATCTATTCATAATCGTGTAAGATCTCTCACCGTCAATAGCTACGGCCAGCTGATCTCCGGGAATCGGGTTGGGAACGGAGACGCTAGCGCTAGGATATTCGGTTCGACCGAAGGGATCAAAAGTGTACTCCGCGCAAATACGGCCGGCCTCGTACTTGCCAAGTGCTACAGAAGGCCTCCTTGGGACCCCGTTATTATACAACTCGTCTACGACGGCCTGGGGCAACACCTGCAGGGGCTGGCCGGCCTTGGGAAGGCGTATAACAGCGAGATCAGCAATATAACCATCAAAGCCCAGGTTACCGAGGGCGCCCTGCGCCGCGGCCTGGCCGGTGGCGTATACGAGTCCGTTGTTCCCAACAACAGGGGCTTGCTTTTCGTCGAGGAGAGGGACCGTGGGGGAGGTAAGATTCTGGTACACGTCATCGACCTGGCCATTAATAAACATCGTCAGATAGAGGTACCAGGTCCCGGTCGAGAACTCGTTGTAGGTGTACTGGCACACGACGTGGGTCCATTCATTTAGTAGAAGATCGCTACTCTCCACCATATATGCGCTAGCGGCGCCGGGAAGGGAGCCATCGTCTACAATGAAACGAAGTCGATATTTGTCGGGGTCGACGTCGGCCATCGAGGGCACGGTCAGGGTCAGCATCTTCTTGCCTTCGATATCAATCACCCTACCGGTGCCGGTGTCCGTCACGTAGTCTTCATTCTCGGCATCGCCGGCGCCGCGGCTTCTGGGGTATATCCAAGCTACAAAGGCGAAGTTGATCGATGCGCCGTCGGCGCCACCAATGAGGTCATTCCAGGGGCCGCCGAGGGCCGAGTTGGACCCGGGGCCAAGGTGCACCGAGGTACCATCGCCAACTAAGCCAGAAAACTCCCCTGAAGGTGTGCCGGCATGGGCTTTAAGAGTGCCGTCAATACCCTGAACGTGTAGCTCCTTAGAGGCCGGATCAATGATCAAATTTCCAACAAATCCAACATAATTGTTCACCCACACGCGTGGGACGTCGGAGCTGGAGAGGTTTCCCGGATAATAAGGATAACTCGTTTCTTTTACTTGAGTGGTCATTGCTGATGCCTCAGCACATGACGGCGCATCAAGACCATAAATGCGTTCTCCCTCAATCAAAGACGCCGTAACCCACGAATACTGCTGTTCTGACTGTGGAATCTGGTGTTGGATATAAAGGTTGTCGTATACTATAGCTTGGTATGCAGTGGGCGGTGTCACGACGGTCTGTAACACCAAGTTTGTTCCTGTTCCATCAGTCAAGGCAGGTGGGGATGGGGCACGATTCACAACCGTTGAGTCCGTATCTCCAAGGCTCTCGTCAAATCGATACCATGCGATCAGATTTGTGGCTAAAGTGCTAACACTATACATTGCCTTATTGCTAATGTCTGCAACATAACCACCATTATAGAGCGCGTTGATTTCCGTAGGTGTAAGTGCGCGATCCCAAATTGCCACATCATCTATGTAACCGTCCCACGGCTCGGCGCCGTTCGTGACTCGATTCCCTATATAACAGTTATCATTCTGGATGAAGCCGGCACTAGTTGTTGCCGCCGGGACCGCCGCTATAGGTCACCAAAACGTGAGTCCATTTGTGAAGGGGCAAAGAACCGGCACTAGAGTATGCATTGGCGCTACCGCCGGATATTCTAAAATAAGCTTTATAGCCACTCTGGATACTTAAGCGTCGATCGCTGCCTGCACCAAATTCAAAGATCCGGCCGTCGTTGCTGTCGCCAAGTGATCGAGGATAAACCCACGCGCCAAATGTAAATGGTATAGCATTCGCGGTGGGTCCGCCGATGAGTGCATCCCAGGTACCAGGCAAACCTATATCTATAATAGTATTGGTACCGTTAAATTCACCAGCATTTCCACGGGCGCCCTCTATGCGTGTTTTGGCATTCCTATTAACCTTCTGATACGAGGGCGTTGTAACATAGGAAAGAGCTGGGACAGAACCATATGCGGCGTCTGAACCAAACGGCCCGCAGTGTAATGTAGCAAGCTGATTGAGGCCGCGATTCTTGCCAATTTGATCGACCACGCGAATCGAGCCCTGAATTGAGGGGTCTAGCGATGCGCTTCCCTGGAATCCGAAATCAATAACTTCTCTATTGCGATAGGGAGCAGCGTTGTATACTGAAAGCTCTTCGTGAGCGGGATCCAAGTACCCGCGCGATAAAGTCTTATAGTCTCCCGGAGAACTAAAGTGATTGACGATAACGGTTTGGTTAGAGTTCGCGCCGGTACGGTCGGGAAGGGCAAAGTTGCCCGGAGATCGAAAACAATTACCAAAAGCAAGATCTATTAGTGCCGGGGTACCAGCGGGGGAGCCTCCTGCTGTTAAATTGGCGCTGCCCATTTGATCGATAATACTGGCAGCAGAATCACCCGGGCCGTCGCCCATTCTCCACCATAATAAAAGATTGGCGCTTGTTCTAGTTGGGCCATAGTTCTCCAAATCTAGAGTAGAATAACTATATATGCCTAGAATCTCATCTGCAGTAAGGGTGGTATTATAAAAAGCCATATCGGATATATAACCACTCAGCGCCCCCGAGGAGGTGTACCCGAAATAACACGTCGAGTCAAAATCACCCGGCGTATTATCTGGTTGGGAAACTGTTACAATTGCTTGTTTTGCTCCATTGATATAGATATCGGGTTTGTTAGTAAGGCTACTGTGATCATAAGCAATGGCCACGTGCGTCCATTCATTTTCGGGGAAATCATCAACAGTGTTCCAGATTCCATCGTCTCCAGAGCAAAAAGCGCGGAACCTTAACTTACGCGGACAGGTATCAGAGGTGGAATCATTGATTCCAAATCGTCGGGCCGAACTCTCGTTAAAAATTCGCTGATACCCACTAGTATCGGGTATCTTTATCCAAAATATAAATGTTTCCGCATTGTTGTCATTCATAGTGGAGGGAGGCGTGAAGTAATATAAAACGTTATCACCGGGCGAGCCAACAGCCGAGAAGGTAGCTGCAGTTATGTTTCGTGCGCGAAAAGATTCCGCTGGGGCTAGAGCGCCGCCCGGGTTTCTGTGGATGCATCGCAAAGTCAAACGACTGATCTTGGAAGAACGGATCATTGATTATTCTGCCGCCAGTATTAATAACCTGGTAGTTCTTCTGGTAGTTGCCAATCGGATTATGAAGTATGGTGCCGCTTAAGCGTGTACCCACCGAGGCTGACGTCATCAAAATGTTCTTGATATTTACGGCGCGCTTTGCGGTTTCATCTCTAAATCTGTAAGCCATTGGAAGTTCGGGCAAATAACCAAGTTCGGCCGCTCCAGAGGGGGTGTTTTCAAATGGATAGTTTGCCGGCACAATACCGAGAGCGCCCAGATACCCCGCAGCGGTGGCTGTAGTATCCGCGGCATTCATACCCAAAGTAAGTCGGAAACCTTCCGCACGGGATTCGCGAGTATCGGTTCCCGGGTTGATCTCGGTATGTCGATACTTTCGGCCACCCACAAATTTCTCAGTAAAGGGTCCTTGGGCCGGCACGTCATGGTCTGCAACAAAGTCATCGTGCAAGTTGGTAATCATTGTCCCAGACTTCCACTGTTCGACCACCTCTAAGTTATAACCAGTAGTGACCGAAGAACTATAAAGACTAAAGGGTGCGTAGATGTTTCCGTTGTTTTTCAGATCTCGAGTATCATACGGAGGATCTAACGTATTAATGCTTGGATCGATGGAGAAACCTAGTCGTTGTTTGAAGGTGGGGTGATACTCGTCGACGGTTTCAATCAAACTTTCGACATCAGTATCAAAAGACAACATGATGTTGGTTGGAACATTGGACCCCCGCACAACAGGGCCGAAAGGCTCGATAGCAGGGAACAAAGCGTTCGGGCGGTTAATGGGGGGGCGCCCAACACCACCAAATGTCACCGCTCCTTCGGCGTCAAACCTATATGGCGCTCCGATTCGGCGATCGTATGATTGACGGATTGCATTTAGCAGATCCGCGCGAACTGGATTAAGGCTATTGGAAAGAGGAAGATCGCTTCTCTCAGCCACATAACGCCACCAGTAAACGTTCTTATTCTCTTGATAATCTGTTGTAACTGTATAGGTGCCGCCACCCAGGACAGCGGTGGAGCTGTTGTAGGCGAGGGTGCGTAGGGCAGCAAACTCACCAACCGTTGCCCCCCAGTTGCCGGCTGCGTCATTTGAGCCTTTTTGATCATAGATGGTGGCCCCGCCAGGTCCAGAAATGAAGTCGGCCGGGGAGCTGCCGAAACGCCACCATGAAATTAAATCAGAATAAGCCGAATGAGTTGTAAGATTTTGTGGTCCTGGGTTGAAACCGGTTGCGGGAGCGAACCCAGTGGTCTTATTATAAATCTCTGTTACTTCCGCAGCACTTAGCTTCTTGCCCCAGAAGCTCATTGTGGCAATTTCGCCATCTCGGAAAGTATTATCAAAGCTATTGTCTAAATCCAGTGCTCCGCCGATTAAGCCATCGTCGTCGGGAGTGTCAATCGTACCTAGGGGGGCCGTGTTTGTCGTAACAGTCTTTGCAACACCGTTAACATAAATGGCGGGCACATTTGAGGTGGAAGTGCCATCATAGGCTATAGCTATATGACGCCAAGAAGCCCCGGATAAGCTGGCATCTGTTGTCGTCCATGTGCCGGGGGTGCCATCAAAACCAACTACAAATTGTATTTCACCGCCAGACAGCAGGAGCGCCTCGCGGAAGCCCGCATCTCCAAACTGAAACCAAGTTCTTTCGCCATCTGATGGATCAAACTTTAGCCACCCAGACCAAGTAAAGTCGGTCGGGGTGGACCACGAACTATCGAGTGGAACGTCAAATCCAATCGAAATAGCGGATCCGGGTTTGATGAATTCGGTATACTTCGTATTATAATAATCGTAAGTGGTGTCGTATATCGGGTGTACTGGAGCATGAACATGTTTCCAGTTGCTTATCTGGGTGGGGTTAGATGAGCCGATCTGTCTCTTGGTCGGTGAGGTATTGGAGAACAAAAGCGTGCCTGCCGGAAGATCGTCGGGGGAACCGCCGGCAGTGCTGTCAATAATATTTATACCATTAAAAGAAGCCGTTATATCTGTAGCGCCCACACGCTCCAAGAAAGGAAAAATCCTTCGATATTTGGGCCGTTCTAGCAAGTGGCTTTCAATAATTGTCCGAATATTTTCTGAGAAATCAGCGGAGGCCGGGATGAGCTGTTGCAGCATGGTGGAAAGGGAAGAGTCAAACCACTTATAGAACTCATAAAATCTATTAAAATCTAAAGTATCGTTAGCTACTTTTTCGAAAAACTTTTGTCTTAAGAAGTTAAGTTGTTTATATTCCGGTCGGTATTTCTCAACAGAATCGCCAATCAAGTTGTGTAAATCTTTAAGATTCGCGAAGTAGTTAATCATCTCTTCTGATATAACCTGATACATACTCTTTTCGAAAGCGAAATAGAAGTTGGTTGGGCGTGTTTCAGACGTAAAAGCGTTCTGTTCTTGAGTGCTAAGGACCGAAATCATGTCCGCAGAAACCATATTCTCTGGGAGATTTAGCTTCGACGAAACAACAAAATCTTTATCTATCGGAGTAGTCGAGGACGCCAAGAAGTCGTTGCCTAGGCCGGTATACTGCTTATTGAGGATCGGGCCTAGATCGCCAAATCTTGTAAAGGCTGCTGATCCAGAGCTTAAATCATCTACCACAAACTGCTGGCTTGCGTTCGATCCAGTATTAGTTAAGAATTCCCAGTTAAACACCAATGAATCAAATTTAGCAATATAGCCGTTGGAGCCGCTAGTATCAAACTGGAACGCATACAAGTGTGGCTGCAGGGCGCCATGGTTCTCAGTATCTAAAATATGGCCCTGCAGGGTTTCGTCATCCAGATAATCAAGCCAGAAGCGGCACGCGTTTACCTTAACATCGCAGGTTTTTAATACGTTCCCTGAGAAGTTTTGTCGATGAGCGCCGATATAGACGCGTCGGGAACCTGTCATAAACCCGGCGGGGGGCGCAGTAACGGTTCCGGAAACCGTGAACTCTTGCATAATATCGCCAGCTTCTGCTTGGACACCGTGAAGCTCGACCACATAGTTGCCATTATTTGATCCAGTCCCCAAGCCAGCAACAGGATAGTTCTCGGGACGAACACGAACCGACAGGTTCCATCGAGTATTGTCATATACTCCCTCATAAAGAGGGGATTCCAAGCGAGGAACAAAACCTCCGGCAGTGCCGGTTAGCATAAATCTAACATTATCAGAGCTTACTTCATCTCTAAGAGCATAAACTTGGAAATTAACTCTATCAGGTGATGGCCACAATGGCGCGGCGGGCGCTGCGGTTTCCTCAGTGCCGTGAATACCGAATAATGACGCGCTTAGTACATTTGTATCAAAATAAACAGTAGAATCTGGGTCGAGCTTTTTGGGCATCAAAAGCTCGGTCTCTAACGTGTAGGAATAACCAGCCGTTAGAGAAGTAACGGCCGGGATAAAGTTTACCGAATTAGCGTTCGATGTGTCTTCGTAGTTGTATACACTAGCATATTGGTTTTCGGGGGTATTAAAATTAACAAATCTGTCTGTAACTATTACATTTCTGCGACTGTTTCGCATTTCGTATTCGATATTATCGCCATACATATTGATTTTGACCAGCTCATCATCAATCCCGAAACACCGAATAAGGTTTCTAAAGGCCTTTTCGGTACCCTTAGACTTATAAATGTAGTTTAAATTGTTATAGATATTTTGATAAATGGTATTCTTGATGTCATGTAGCGACTTTTCAAAAACCTTGTTTTCACTTCGATCTGCTAGCTTTTCTAATACATCAGCATCTACGAACAAGTCGGGTGCTACAAAACCATATCCACCTAAAAACCTCTCTGCAAAAGGAATCGGCTTATTGCTGCCACTTGGGTAACTAATATCTTTAATCTTGTTAAGACTACCTATCTGAAGGTGTAAAGTATCAAAATAACTTGAGAGAATCTGGGTTAACTTCTTCGCATCGCCAGAGCCTTCATCGTCTTCTTCGGTTATCCACGAAGGAATGGAGCCATACATCGAAGCATTATTGTTAGCATCGTGCTCTGATCCGCTTAGCTCAAGCTCGGCTGACAGGGCCGCAACAAGCGGGTGAAAAGAATAAATAATGGGATCTTTAAATTCTTTGATCGCGGCTGACGAAGAAACTATTGCGGACCCAATATTACGAGAGTTTGTCCCATAGCCGGTCCATGCTCCATTTGAGTAGCGGCCGGAGGAGTCTAAAATAATACTATCGGTTGCAGCAACGCCCGTAATGCCCTCATTAAACTTAAAGTACACCCCCAAATCTACATTGGCCGTTTCGCTTGTTTCTATAAATGGTGTGGGGTCGCTATTTACCCCACCCCCTACTTGTGTAAACCAAAAACGGCCAATATCTTGTGATGTTCTTTGAGTCTTCCAGTATCGAAATTCATCGAGAGATCCCGAGAGTTTACCGGCGCCGGCTGTAGCAGTCGAGCCAGAGGGCTCACCTATAAGCGCTCCAATATAAGCCTGAAGGCTTGTGTTTTCTGCATCACCTACTTCCGCGGTACCTAAAGTTGCTTCATTATTAAGACCCCCGTCTACATAAAAACGAGTAGTCACACCAGCAGGCGCTGATTTCATCGTTATAGCATAGTGATGCCAATTACCATCAGCAACAGAAGCGGTAGTAAAAGCAGTAGAAGAAATACTCTGGTTGAAAAACCCGGTCGAGCCCGAATATGCTGTCAGCCGAAAGGGGCTCAAGCCATCCGTAGCTCCTGTTAACTCAACACGAAGGCGCGTATAATCCCCCGATGATGAAATAACACCATTCCACATATCAAAGATAACTTCTTTTTCTGTGGATCCGATGATAAACTCATCTTTCTTGAGCCAAAACTCGATAGTAGCGCCATTAGAAGCTAGATCAAATTCTAAATTGGACCCTCTATTTTTAGTGGGCTCATAATAGTTAGACCCTGTAAAAGCAGTAGCAAGGGGAGACATGCCATCTGGGTTAACGTTGGGACCTCCTTTAATATGAATATATTCATAATCAGCTGAGTCTGTGTTGGGACCATAGCCATCAACCATGGTCCCAACTGAGCCATACCCATCCGCGGTGAGAATGACATACCCATTTGTACGAGGATACCGATTGTCAAAAATATAAAGATCTAAATAAGTGGACTCATTCATCCACTCCAGTCGTTCCTTTAGCGAGCCATCATAGGGATAAGTGTTATAAACGCGCTCTAGAGATTGTTTGTAATAAGAAACCGCAGAGCCGTACCTAGCGAAGTTTCCGGGCTTGGAAAAATCAACGTGAGGTATAAATCTTTCTTCTTCAATAATATCTTGCTCTTGATAACCAACGGATTCAACTTGATCCGCGATCTCAGCAGCAGACTTATTAGAGAGAGACTGAATGTTTTCGGCAATCTCAAAATACTTCTTGATGCTCATATTCTAATTATTCTTCAACCCTAAATTTGAACGCCTGTGGTTGTTCCTCCCATGATCCTATGCTGTCGTTATAGTAGGCGAGCTTGATTTCATACATATAATCTGGCTCCAACATCGATATATCCAAATCAAAATAGTTACCAGCGTCGTCATATGAAAGATATGTGGAAAGATCTGAGCCAGTGCCATATGGGATGGCATTATAGTTATCAGTTACCCTTGTTACTGCGAAAGATGCGCTTTCAATAATCTCCGTCGGATTATTGGCGGTCGAAACAGTATAAAGGGTGGGACTCCAATCTTTGTCCCTAACAAAAAATCTAAATCTAGATTTCTCCGATGGGGAATACTTCTTCTTCAGATTTGTGCAAGAGGTGATTTTCTTGAAAGTTGGCGCCGAAGAATACGCAGGGAACAGAGAGGGGTACAGAGAGCCCGTAGAGAACTCTACGCCTCCGGAGTGCCAAACATCATGTGTGGCCAACAAACGCGTTGAGGCGGCTGTGAGGGCCGTCTGACACTTGTATACGCCCGGGCTTACATAGCTGGCTGTGATATTAACGTCTCCCGCAGCAACAACACCTCCCCCAGCAGGAAGCGACAACTTAGAGTCGACCGGGACGCTGTTCGAACTAGAATAAAATGAAACCAACAAGTTGTTCGTTCCAACCGTTGGAATATTTACCAAGCGACCGCGAATATAGTTATAAAGGTATAAGGTATTAAGATTGTCGGCTGCGGGAGCTAGAGAGCTAGAATAATAAAAGTTCTCTCTATTGTCCGTTACGCGGGAATCCCAGCGCGCTTCAACCAGAGGCCGCTTAAAGAAAAACTCAGTAGAGCGGGCAAAAAATTTCTTGATGTAGTACGACTGATCGGCACCTTGGGGATTATCAATAAGAACAGCAGTATCCTGTCCTGTAGAACTAGAAAAATATGCTTCTTGGCTCGCTGTCAGGTGAATACCAAAACCATAGTTCTTAATAACACCAGGAGCTGGTGTAGTATCCAGATATTTTATCCATTCTTCTACTATTTGGCTTACATTTAACTCAATATCCTCATATCCTTGTGGGAATGCTATATTATAGTTGGACGCAGTAAGGTAGTCACCCCCGATTGAGGTCCAGAAAGTGCTGTCATCTGATTTACTCCAGTTTGCTGTGCCAAAATCTTGATAGTTATCCATATCAAGACCAGTGCCTTCAATCCACGACTGAGAAACCGGAGCAAGAACTAGATTGAATCCTTGGGGCAATGTCCATGGATGTTCTGCATTAAACATTCGTAAATAAAAAGAAACACTACCGGAAGCTGGAATAGCGCCGGCTGTCCGTTGCGTTGCTATGGTAGAAATAGGAAACCGAACAAGCGCGCGAGATAACTCTTGAGACTGCCCCGTCGTGGATCCAGATTCTTGACCATAAATAGAGAAAATTGCTAAAGAGTCTGCATAACCCATGTTGGAACCAGTTCCTCTTAGGCGCAAGTTGTCCTCATACGCATTAGTTATCGTAGTGTCGGCGCTAGCTGTATATCTTACAATAGCCATTATTGAACAGAGCCCTTAATGTCTATATTAGGAAACTTCACTTCAAACACAGCGTTGACATCTGCCAAAATGCGGCGGCCATCGGCTGTTAGTTTATCATCAAAATCGTAGTCAATGTTAGCATACGAGCCGCCGGCTTTCTTCACTATTTCTAAATCTATCACGTCGATGACACCAGGAACTTTCTGTAAAACTTTATAGAATTCTGTTATTAATATCGCCTCCCCGATTTCGTATTGATTATTACTCAACCAACCCCGGAGAGCAGCATTTGCTCTATTAATCACATTAAACCGATCGGCATTCAAATCTAAAGCCACTATGTAATTGATCCCGAAGTTAACAATAACCGCATTTAATATGTCTATAGTATCATTGATCATTTTATATTGAAGGAGCCATGTTTTTAAATTATTTTTTAGCGTCACGTTCGGGATAGTGAGTTTCCCACTAGAATCTTCAGACATAGTATAAACATTTATGTTTCTCTTCATTGAGCTGAAGTCTCTATCTATAGCCACTCGTTTTAGGGAACCATACTTTCCTGGCATTGCATAACAAATGGACTGGTAGTCTTGAATCGTGACTGCCCTGTTTTGTGTCGCATAAAACCCATACACGCGCTGGCGGATTTCATCGGAGGACGGTAGAGAGATATCCCCCACAAACTGTTCTTCGTTAGTGACCTCCAAGGAGTTCTGAATGCTAGCGCGGGTTGTAGCGGGAAGCAGAGACTGACCAATAAATTTGAAGCGCGCGGAATCAACAGTACTAATGGTGCCAATGCCAGCATTAACGTCATCCACGGTGTTGATTCGAAAACCAATACGCAATGTTGTATTTGCAGGCGCGATCCCGAACTTATCAGTGCTGATCAGGTTGGTAGGGTCGAAGTCTTGGTCGGTGATATACTCGCGGCCGTTCATATCTAATACCAAGCCAGCAGGATCAACAAACGAGTTAGACAAAAGTTCTGAGTCTGATCCATATCCAAACTGTAGGTACGTTGTGGTGTCGGCCGACTCCACCACAAACCGGCGTGCCACAGGCACCGCTTTCATAACATTTCTTACAGTACTGTTGGTGGCCGTATTGGTATTACGAATGCCTTTGTATATCACGTTTTGTGACAAGTGATCCACCTGAATATATTCGTGGCCCTCTGTGTCAATGCAACTTAATACCGCGGCAACATTCGTAAGTCCCAGATCTACTCTTCGAAATCGCTCAAATGCTCCAACAGCGAACTCTTTAAACGAGGCGCGCCCAGAGACGGCGCGTCCTTGTGCCCTAATGACAAAGTTAGTAGGATTACCAGTAGTGGTATCAACCGTTCCAACCACAATCTGATTGCCAGATTGGCCAAAGTCCACATCCTCTAGTAAAGTATAAGACCCCCCTCCGCTTGATGCCATCACCGCGCCGGCGCTCAAGACCGGAGCATAGTTGAGGTCGGGGCCGGCGGCATTAGAGTTGGCCGGAATTTGAACATAAAAAGTGAGTACTCCGTACGATGAAGGACTTCTATTAAGTTTAAAGCCCATTTGTCGTGCGAGTCGTAGTACATTATTATACTCGACGGCGGTCTCTAAAAAGCTTTCGTTTGTCTGATAATCTAAGTAAAATGATAAGATATCCCCGACATATGCCACAGTATCAAGCATGAGAGAACCAAAGGAAGCTTTATTAAAATCCTTATACGTATTGGGATAATATCTTTTAGCGTAGTTTTCAAGATCTTTTCGAATCGAATCGAAATCTCTGCTTGTATAATCTATGGGTTGTAATTTCTTAGGCATAGCGGTGTCTCATTAATTAGTTATTTACCTTAATTTCTAGTAGCGTATTTTGCTGTAAGGGCACAATAGTAAAGAATATTGATAAACTTAAGTCATGCGGATATAAATCAGGATTAGATTCTGGAATACCGAAATCAATCTTATCAATTCTTATATAAGGTAAATGAATGGCCACCTGGGACTTGATCCGGTCTACTACATCCGAATAAGTTGTTATATCATTTTGTTCAAATAAATACTGTTTTAGCCCCACTCCAAAAGTAGGATACATGATACGTTCGCCAGGAACTGTCAATATCAGCATTTTTAGATTTTGTTTAGCTAAGTCCTCGAAAGTCCTATTAAGATCATAGGGACCAAAAGCGTTACTAACACTTAAGGGAAGTTTAGCTGATAATCCTGAAGCCATTTTTTATTCCCCTTCCCCTGATAGTATATCATCATCTGGACAACTTGTAGCGCCTGGCCCAACCTCAGCATTTACGTTTCCACCATAACCAAAGTCTAGACCTAGGTTGGCGTCGGGTCCGGGCAGCTCGATATTAATTAGTGAGAGTAACAAATAAATCAATCCGAATGGAGTGGGGGGAATCATTAACATGCCGCTGATTGTTCCTGTAAAGTCAATACCATCCTCTGATATACGCGGGAAGAAGTTATCGGGCGGGGGAGGGAAGCCGGGTGGTGTGGGAAAATCTCTCATGGCCGCGGCAATCAAACAAAGAATAAGTTTAAGAAGATCTTCGCCGCTAGCGTTGGTGCCGGGGATTTGAAGTTGATTAAAAAGACGAGACAGCTCATTAAAGGCCGCGCCGGTGCCTGTTTTAATAAGTTTAGTCACCACCACATGTGGATCAATCATTTCGATAATACCCTTTAAAATATTAATCGGGGTCATGATAAGCATCTTCAAAATATAATCTCTTGCCATGGTATCGGTATTGGGTGTATCCATATTCAGGGCTGTAGTTCGAGCGGCATTACGATTAATCCGCGGCTGCGTATCAAAATGATCCTGATTTTGGATAGTCTGTGAGAGAATCCCTATCACTCTATCCTTGGTGGTCTGCATCGCCTTTTCAATGCCACCAAAGTATTGGTTTGTGAGATAAAAATTCTGGATGATTGGAAGCAGGGTTATAAGTTCTTGAGCAAAAACGGTAGAAAAATATTCTTGATATTCGGGTTGCGCCAGAATATGTTTCATCTCGGTATTATTTAATGGCAGTTGTTCAAATGTCATGTCCGGGAGGGTGCGACCTTGATCGGGTGCTAAAGGTAGTTTTTCTTTTATTTCCAGAAGAAGAATAAGGTTATTCGCTCCATTGCCTCGGGGTAAGTTCATCCAAAGCTTAAATTCTGAATATGCGGATAGGGACCGGGCGGTGGGGAGTGAATATGTGCGAGTCCAAAATATGCGTGAGCTAGCGAACTCCGGAGGCTGCGCGGGGCGTTGGCGGTCTGCGCCGAAGGCCCGAGGAGTACCGGCGATTCGAGCTTTAAGCTGAGCTTTCCATCCAGTGGCGCCGATTATGCTACGCGTCCGACGGGCGGCTCTTGTGCTCAGGTCGGTCGGGGGCCGGGGAACAGTATAAGCCGGCAGGGAAGATAAGAAAATTTCTTCCATCGTTTTTTCATCTGTCATTGGGGTGGCCGCGGTGACAGCATTTGAAACGGGGCCCGGCGCCGCGGCCGTTCCCATGGATCGCCTGATTCTTTCTTCAGTCAAAAAGTCAATAATATTGTAAAAATCTTGGTCGTTATATTCAAAAACAGTTCCCTCTGGAAATACAATGTCACCGTCCATATCTCTGATCCCGGGGATGCCGCCGGCAGACAGCCTTTTTACCTTTCGATTAAAAATATCTATTATTGAGTTTCTAATCTGCTCGGCTTCTGTATATTGAGGGATTTCTTTATATTTGCCGCGCGTAGCCGGACAATCGCCCGCGGCTTCTTTGGCAGCCAAAGTTTCGGCTGTGGCCGCGGCAGCGGCCCGGGCATCGACGGTATCAAAAAATCTTCTAATAGACTCCCTAATTTGATCTCTCATATAAGTAACAATAAATTCTTTTCCGAAAAGACCATCAAGTTTAACAGCTGAAAATACAAAAATGTTTTTAATGATAAACTCGGCTACGTGAACCTGAATAAGTAAAAGAAACATCCCCATCTTAATAACATCTCTTAATCGGTTGCGCGCGGGGGTGTCCTTGTCCTGACATGCGGCCTCCAAGTATTCTTCCTGCATTTGGTCGAAGATACCTTGCACGTCCAACAAATCTGCTACGTCCCCTACGGCACAGTTTTTATTATCGTGGAAAAAAGCAACTGCTTGCAGGGCAGCTGCATCAAAGATACCATTCTTAATGAAATAATCAAACACATAATCAGTAATTAACGCATAAGTATAGGGAAACAGTATTTGTTGAGCATACCAGGGTGCTATGCTTTCAGTATTGGTCGACGTAGCTATAGCAGAATCAACAAATTTTACAAGACTTAAGTCATTAAAATCTTCAACAACCTCTGACTTAAATTCTCCTTGATTTGTGGTATCTAAGATTTTAGACAGATTAACACTCATTGGATTTGTATAGGCCGCTTTTTTACCAACATCTTCATAAGCGACATAGTTTAGTTGAATATTCTGTGATTTTGGATGTCCAGACTTGGGAAAAGAAAATGTCATCTTTTCGCGCGCATTGTTGTTATATAGTCGGTGGCCCGGGCCAATATATTCTCCCAATATGTGGTTTTTGATTGTATATTTTTTCTTGCTAGAATTCCAGCTTCTATCATCTATGTTCACATAATTGATAAAAGCATCATAAAAATTACGGTTAAATACATATTTGGTAGTTATGGGACTTGTGGGATTATCCGTCGCGGAGGCCGCGATCTCCGATACCTTTTCATCCAGACCATCAATGGCCGCCTGGAATCCCGCTGCTCCGGTACCCGTGATGGCATTCGCAATGGCGCCGGCGATGTTCGCCCCTGCAGCTACGTTCGCGCCGACTTCCGCGGCCTCAAGGCCCACGAGATCGGGGTTATCTGCGATACACTGAGTAAGAAGCCCAACGAGCTGAGATGAATTTTTAAGGGGGCCCAATATCATATTAAGAACGAAGTCCATGCCGGCCGGATTAGGCTTAGGAAGTTCAGGCCAGTCATTGGCTGCGTCGCCCGGCGGCATGTCAGGGGGGAAGGGAAAAGTGGGAGAAGGCTCAGAACTGATTTTGGGCTCTAACAATATGTTTTTGATTGAGTCGGTCGAGTACAAAAACTGCAGCTCCACAAACTCAACTAGATTGCTAAACGTTTCAGGCAACATTCTCGTGATAGTGGGGTCGTTGATGTAGTTAGGAAGGTCTGGGCAATCAAAGTTAAAAACAGGAGGAGGAAGGCCCAAGCCACCACCTCCGGGAGCGCCTGGAGTGCCCGAGCCATTACCATATGGATCAAGACCGTTTTCAATAAGGTCTAGGAGTTCTTCTAGGTTGTTCTGTTCATCAATGTCCAAAGACCTAAGGTCGTCTTCGGTTAAACAAATATTATTCTGGTTGAGAACCACAAAAGCATTAGCAATTTCGTTGCACAGTGCAATAACCTTATCTCTATCCGCAATAGAGCCTAGGAATCCAAACATTTCTAACACGCGAGAAGGGGTGGTAAAGTTTGCCGATACGTTCTCGTTCTCATATGATTCATTAAACTCGATAATCCGATCTAACAAGTCATCTGATACTGATTCGCGATTGATAAGAAGTGTGCAAACATCAACGCCGCTTAAAATATCTGACAAGCCGTCCAAATAATCCATGGTTTCAGACGGACTAAGACCATGCGGGCCCGGGGGTACCTGTCCGGGTGCATCCGGGCCGCCTCCCTGTGGAAGACCGCTGCCAGGAAGACTCGGGCCCCCATCTAGATCAAAGGGAGAGCTTCCAATCTTAGGGCCGCTAAGATTTATAAAATCATTAAGATTATTCCTCGGATCGCCATAGTTTGATGCATACGGGTTTTTTCGGCGGCAGGCTTCTCTTAGCATCTCTGCCAGCTTTAAAACTATTGCTAATATGGTTTTTTGTAGCTCCGACAGAATGATCTTGAGAATTTCTTGACGTAAATCTCCGGTAATTAAAAACATTGGGAACATATCGGCAGGATCAAAATAGGGTCGAGTATTCCCCCCAGCAAGAAGTTGACATTCCATGGATGCTTCCATGGCCAACCTTAGGCGTGCCATCTCAAAATCTATTCCGAAACCCAAACAAAGCAGTGCTTCGCGCGCCAATTGTTTAAGACCAAAATTTCTAAGTATTTGGTCTAGAGAACCACCGAGGCCTGCGGCATCTAGCAGCTCGTTTTGGCCTGATTCGGCAAACGGAGCAGCGTCGCCTAGGTTTCCCATCTTTGCTGTAATGTCGATACCTACTGTAAGGGAGCGCCGTTGTTGTTTCTCGTCGGCTTTTTCATAAAGCTCAGAATTGGTTACAATCTCATTTCTAAGAACCAAGATTTCCTCGGCTGTATAAGCATTTGCCGAAGTTTCAAGATCACTAGTGCTCCCCACTTCGATGACCCCCACCTCAATAGCCGCATTCAGCAAATCATTATTTTCTCCATTATCCCCCGGTTCTGTTGTATCGGACTTGTAGAGGCCGCCAGGGTCATAGCCCAATTCGTCAAGCATCTGCGGCGCAGTAACGGTGAGAAACTCCCACACCGAAAAAGGGTTTCCTTCTGCCGCGGAGTCGCGTTTCTTTTGCAGGACTCTGTCGTAATCTTTAAGAGTGTGCAGGGTGAGTTGATCTTTAAAATATTTGTTATATCGAACCAGCGAAAAATACCCCACAACCATATATTCATTAGCAATCGAGAAATTGACAGATCGAAAAGTTATCTGAGATAACGCTATACCTGGGGCGGCCTTATCTGGACCCTTCTGTGCAAAGTAAAAAGTGACCGTGTCCCCTTTTAAAAACTTATAATGCGGATCCCCGGCGGTTACCTCCTCCATTATCTCTTTGAACGCGTTAATGATGAGCTTTTTAACTGAGTTGCTCAAAAAATGAAAATCGAACTGCTTGAGGAGCGCAGGGCCTTGGCCATTTTTCTGCTGCTTTGAAAAAGTTTTCAATACATCTGACAAAGAATTTGCAGTTTGTGTCAAAGATAAAATATCAAATTCACATTGATACAGCGTAGGCCCTATCTCGTTCTTTTCATTAAAATATATCAGATTGGGCTCAAAAGGCGGCAGCTGTTCGGTATTCTCGTCAAGTGATGCGTAATCTTCTGGATCTAAATATGTGTTGCACACCAACTCCCGGCGGATTTGAAAGAGCGGCAACTCAAGCTTAAAAATAATTATACTTCTATCCGGAAGGGGCGCCGCAGAACGGCCAGGATTTTCGATTGTAATCTCTTCAGTGAGTTGATCCCGAAGGGTCACAAAAACTTCTTCATTGCCCCCATTCTGTATGTATAAATCTTCATCATAAAGACGTAAGTAAAACTCTGGAAAATAGTGAGTGATATACTTGTTAAGTGCTATTTGAATAAGCCGATCGGCATCGTCGTGAACGGCCTTCGGGGATCTATATTTTTTTGTCTTTATCTTAAGTCGATATACAGATTTTCCTTCTTCCCTAAAGGGGATGTTTAAGGGATTGGAGGTATATTCTTTAAATAGATTGAGTTGTGCTGCCATCGTTAGTTGGTAATATTATATTTACTTAATATAAATTTTCCTTTGCAGTCAACAGTGGATTCTGATCCGCCTGGTGTTTCTAGATAGCTTAGCTGCACCGAGTTCAGTTTTTGCATCTGCGTATTTAGCTGAAGCTCTACGTTAGTTACGTTAGTAAGCTTGTTTACCATGGTCTCGATGCCGTCAGGCATAAGGCCTTCAAAATCTGGTGCTGTCATAATCCCGTAAAACGGAGAGCGATGAGTATGCTTAATCAGAGCCTGAGTCAGCGCTCGGTCTTCTACTACGAAGTTTTTAAATAACTCTCTTAGGTCATTAACACTGTTTATTATCTCTTTCAAACAATCTTGTAGGTTTATCCCCTTAACCATTGGCTGAAGATCAGACTCATCGTTCATCGCTACCAATTGTATGCCATAGTCGCCAGTATATGCGCCGCTGAGGCCTCCGCCTTGAGAATTTTCGGCATCGGTCCTGGTTACTAGTTTTATGTTTTCGCGGCCGACGATACGGACCACGTCTGCTTTTAGGACAACAGCACTTTTCGGTGAGGATGCCTTCGGTTAGATTAAGATATTTGTCCACATCTGCTTTTTGAGATATATAAACTCTCGCGGCATCTCTTGTAAAACTTGGATCTACAAAAACTTTTTTATTCTTTTTTGTGTGACTACGTCCCAAGTAGCCCATTGGGCCCGCTACCAGATCAATTGCTGCAGCGTGGGTGTTCTCAGTGCCTCCCGTTCCGGAAAACATGTTGCTTTCGCGGTCTTTTTGTAATGAAATAACACATCCGTTGCACTCAGTAAGGTGGTCTCCGGGGCGTGCCACTCTTGTGGGGGAGTCATAAGAGTGCCCCACTCTCGCGCCACCGCCAAAACCGTTGTATTCTGCGCGACCTTTGGCGTCTAGCGAATCATAGAGCTTTCGATCTACTTGTGACATGAGACTAAGGTCAATCGCCTTGTCTTCGCCTGGATTAGCTACTTCGTCTTTTAAATTAATATCCGCCATTAGATTTTCTTCTCCTTATACTAGGGGATGCCTATTCCGATCGTTGCCGGCAGCATCTGCAGCCTGTGCAAAAGCGCTGCGGTTACCACGTGGCATGATGGTCGAACGTGCGTCCCAATGAATTGGATCATAGTTGGTCCTAAAATGCCCTCCCCAGTACAACCCAATTGCTTCACCAATCCCCACAACCCCGCTCTCGTTCCATCTCCTCTTACCGATGCGGGAGGTCAGTACTTGACCATTCGCCAGCGTGGGATTAAAATCAAACGCCATTCCAAAATTATGATAACTCATGCCCGAGGACGGCGCTGGGCCTCTTTTCCCGCCGGCTAGCCACGCATTATAAAGCCTTCTCTGTTTCGCCGGAGACCTGTACCCACTATTTAACCGAATTGTGATACCCTTCTCCCAACATTTACATATAAATACTTTAACATACGGCGCGAAATCTGGGTGCAGACTGTTCAGTACCCCCGTTTGCTGGGATTTGTTAGGTATATTCGCTGTCTCATAACATTTCGCCTCCTGTAGAATTTTTTCAGGCGCAATCCTGGGGAAATCTGCCGGTGCTGGTGGGCTTGCGGCGCGGCCGGGAGAGACCGAGGGCACTCCATCACCATGTGCGCCTTCGGCGGCGGCTTCTGCGTCAAGATCGATTACCTCTCCAACTTTTATAATAATGGGATTATGTAAAGTTTTAAAATTCTCGAATGTAACAGTTACAAGTTGTCCATAACTTAGTTGGTCTGGGTCATGTTCTGGGTGCCGTACAAGCTGATACGTCTTAATAACGGGATCATCTGGACCTTGGGGCGCCGGACGCGGTTCTATCTCGGGAATGAATACATAATACGCAATCTCGTTTCCGTCGCTGAACATGTTTTTAAAAACATCGCCAGCCTTATCGAACAAACTCATTTTGGTATAGCCCTTAAGCCATGTCTCTTTGTTCCCCAATGCAATACTGGGAACTTCTTTCGATCCTACGACAATCCCATCAAACTGCTGTATCTTTTCTAGTGCGCTTTTTTGGGCTGTATTCGAAGTGGCTCGGAAAAGCCACTGCATAACGGTGGTGCGGCGCGGATCCCCCGATCCTTCAATGGAGGTATCCCCCACATCATTTAACGTACCCTGTTTAAGTTTGCCTAAATTAAGTTTACCGCCCGACTCTTTAGACACTTTAGTCATCCTCCTCGGTGTTTAATAAATCATAAAGCTGTTCTTTATCGTCGGCTGAGAGACCAAACTGTGTGGATGTCTGCCTCTGTAGGAGGGCTGCCAACTTAACTAACTGTTCATTGGAGCGTTGAAGATTTTCTACGTATTTTGCTGCGATCGGGCCCAGGTCCTTGCGAGCTGAGTCTGATATCTTCATATCACTGATGGCATCTAAGAGTAAAGTCTTGGCCATCGCGCGGTCTTCGCGAATGTTTGTGGTCGTCTCTTCTATATAATCATCTAAATTTAGATTTCGCCGTTTTCCCATTTTCCTTTAAACACCTTATATCTTTTTCTTAGCTTGTTGAGATTATTGACAACCTGTTTGGTATTCAATCCCGTGATCTCCCTAAGATATAAGTAAATAGCTTTTTTATTAAAAATTTCTATAGTATCGGCGGAGTCCATTAGTATTCGAACAGCCATCAGAACCTTTTTTTCATTTTCTTTGAGCATAAAAGAATCCCAAGTATCAATTTCCTGATAGAGAGACCCCCAAAACTCCACGTCTGTTCTTTTCTGTTCATATGTGGGAGCGGACGAAATCAAATTTTCTTCAAGCTCGTTTAAAACATCTTCCATAAAAACCTCAGTTTTATTTCGTTTCTGAGTTTTTTTAACTTTATGGATAAACCAGTTTTTTGTTACAACTGAAAAATAAGAAAAGGCTTTTGATCCTTTCGAGGGATCATACTTGTTTAGTATAGTGGTAAGCCACACTTTACAGTCGTCCTTCAAATAATCAATGTTAGGTAAGCTTGTAAATCTATATGTGTAGATAATTTTATCCACCATTTGGTCAAGAGCCGGCTGAATATATTCTATGTAAAGTTTAGACCTTAGTTCAATGTCGGTCGTATTGGCATATTTAACGATTGCGTCTTCATGAACTTTAGTAAAATAATGATTTTTGGTGCTCTTCTTTTTCTTCTTCCTCTGTGCCGTCAAATTCTTCTTCTGTGCCATCAAGTTCTTCCTCCAATCCTTCGTCTAGTGTATACTGAAAAATATCTCTAAACTGTTCT